CTAATCCGGCATTGCTGGCCACTCTATGCTTTTACCAGTCGATATATCCAATCTCATTAAAGAGATTCGATACTCCTTCCATTTTGCCAAATCATTTGCTTCCGTCCCTTCAGGCGAACCGCTGTCAACCGCATCCTGACGCCATTCAATTTCACTATCAGCTTTGGCCTTTAGCGCCGATCTCTGACTAGTTGCCTCAACTAGAACTTCCTCTGGCGTCATCTCTGGTGCATCGACCCAGGCTGGCCTGCCCTTTACCGTCCCCAATAGTTTTCTTTGTGGTGCGGCAGTGGCGTGATATATAGTCATCTCATCGTCAGTGGGGATGATTAAGTCTGAGTCTTTAATTTCACCGTAGCTACCATCATCGACCATATTTTTTGCCAAAAACCGGCTTGTCTTTTTATTAAATAAATATGACATCACAACCTCGTTATTTAGTAGCCAAAAGCAACCCAGAATAAATCCACAACCACAGTATCAGCCGCATTAACCTCAAATGTTGTGCTGGTGACGTTCCTCACGGTTTGGTTTGCCTGAGCACCAGTGGCGGCAGCACTATAATTTCGAGTGGTAATGACTGAACCGGTATAATTGGGGAATGCAGTTGGAAAGGTGACCGTGGAGAATGATGTTCCAGTAGCTAGGCCTGTTGCCTTGCCCCACTGGATAATTAACCCGCCCGGACGGTCTGGTATCCTGATGAAACTATTACCAGTGAAGTTTATTTTTCCAAAAAGAATCATTAGCCCCGGCAACGTGAGAACCTTATCTGCCGTACCGACGGGGATTTCTGCCGAGGTTGCTACGTCACGTGTGGATGAATTACCCAATCCTAAGTTAACCCTGGACTGGGGTTTGTCCGAAAGGTCATTCAGATTTTGCGTCTTTTGAAGGGCTCCAGTAATGCGCGTGTCATTGCCGGCGGCCACGGTATTAGCCGCACTCCCCACATCTAATGTTGAAGAATTTCCGAGGCCTAAGTTATTCCTAGCGGTAGCCGCGTTAGTCACATCCGACAAGTTTTTTGATTGAGCTAGCGCATAGGATACCAGCCCTGGAAGAGTAACAACCTTGTCTGCTGTGCCGATCGGATAGTCGGATACAAGCGCCACATCCCTTGTGGATGAGTTGCCAAGACCAAGATTGGTCCTTGATGCTGGCTTGCTCGCCAAGTCAGAAAGGTTGGCGCTTTTCTTCAGAGCATCAGCAGCGGCGGCAGCGGCCTCTGTTAAGCCAAGGTTAGCTACAGCAGCAGCCACAGCTGCGGGACCAGCAGTTGCTATTTCAGATAAGTTATTGGCTGTTTGTAGTGATAAATCTTTTTGAGCCAGTTGCGCAATTGTGCCTGCCGTCAACATATTGGCTGCAATGTCATTAGCAGACCACAACCTTGCTGGGGTACCCTCCTGAGCGCGAACTATCGTCATGACATCTCCCGAACGAGAGGTAACATGAACTATTTCTGTTAATGTCCCTGTAGCGGCATCAACTAAAGTAAGCTTGAAGTAACTAGACCCCGGGCTAGGTGACGGAAAGATTATCCCGGTGCCGGTATTAACAGTAAGTGTCGTTGCGGTCGCGCTGATGCCGGACGCCAATACTGTCGATGCGTTATTGGATGTTAAGAGTGTCAAGGCCATTTGGCTCTCCTGATATTAAGATAATAAAAAACCCGCATAAGCGGGTTAGGTTTAGTTCAACAATCTGGGTTTTTAACGAGGTAGTGGGTTCCAGTGATTCTCTCTCAAGTAAGCTAAAGACGAGTAGCAACCCTCGCGTCCAGATGGTTTAGCAATATGCCGAGTTTCTCTGGAAAGAATTGATTCGGTATTCCCTAGCCAATATTTGAACTCACGAGCAATATCGCAGGCATCGCCAGCGTATTTCGATTCAAGCTGTTTAAGTGCTGGGTACGTTTCTTCCGCGTGTCGACGCATTTTATCAGCAACAAGCCACAACCAAGATAATGCGCACAGTTCATCATTAGTGAACTGTACTTGCTTAACAGTGGCTGGCACCGCTTCCTGTTTGCCAAGGTATTCACCATCAAGAACCACACGATGGATATATTCTACAGCCAGCGGAATTTGATTAAGCTCAAGCTCGTCAATGCTATCAATGTTAAAACGCTGATGAACCATATTGTATGCATCGTCATAGCGGAGTCCTTTCTTGCCGACCAACATGTTTACTGCGTCACGAAGCGGAGTGCGCTCATTGACTGTAGTTTTGCTGACTTTCGGCTTTACCTCACCCTTAGACCAATATTCATATAGAACGCTGAAACACTCTTCCTGATACTGAATGAGCTTGTCTTTGATATCGGCACGAACCTTTTCAGGGTTGATACTGAACAACCAGCCGTTGAGCTTGCGCAATGGAATGCAGATCATCTTCTGAATGCCACCTTTTGTAGGAGTAGAGATATCTCTACACCCAAATTTTTCCTTCTGATTTTTGAGCTTTACAAGCTGCCCGGTCCAATCTATCCCAATGTTCTCAATGATTGGGCGCATAGCGACAAAAGGCTGACCATCATGGAAAATTGTAGCCAAAGATTGACCATGGAAAGGAACGTTGATAGTAGAGATCTGAGTTGCTATACTTGACATGTCGATAACTCCGAAAGTATTTGACAAATTAGAAGCCCGGCTAGTGTTGACGCACTGCCGGGTTTCGTTGTTTTCACTGCACACTAGCAAATCCCTCGCTTTTCAGGCTATTCATCAATCTCTGATAAATCTCTGAGTTAATGGAGCGTCCATTTCTTTCTGCCGCCATTTTCACAAGATCCATATCGCTTTTTGGCATTCGTATATTAAATACAGGCAACTTACGTGCGTCTTTCATTTTAGCTTCCTTCTTAAGACCACCGTGGTCTTATTGATAAGATAATACCACCGTAATAGTATGTCAACTCTATTTATCGGAGGATGCATGGCCAGAAACGATCCACAGTTCAACTTGCGCATGACACAAGAACTTAAGTGCGAGCTTACTGAAAGAGCAAAAAGAAACGGCAGATCACTGAACGCCGAGATAGTACAAATACTTGATGATGCAATCGAAGCGGAGAAATCAGGCTTCCCGGCAGGAGATGCTAGGGAGCTAAGGAATGTGATCAGAATGCAGAGTGAGATGCTTGATCAGCAAGGCAGTAATCTTAAAAACATGGCGTCAATGTTTGCAGAGTCACTAAAAAAGGTCTCTGAAATTATTGAAGAAAAACATAATAAAAAGCCCACCTGAGTGGGCTGCTCAGCGCAATGACGCGCCAGAAAGAAAAGGCCTACGTAAATTGGGCCATTTATTAATACACATTCTTAATTTGTGTTGTTCCATCCGTAATACCGTTTTTGCTTAGAGTCCAGCAAGACATAGCAATGTCCCTGAACTGCCCTCTTACCTCAGGAGACAATCCAGGTTGCTGGTTTACATCTTCTTCAATCTGCCTTAATGGAATTCCCCCCCTTTGTCCAACGCCAGCGGCTTTGCATAATGCTCTAATATTCAAATCAAATTCAGCTTGGTCATATTGGTTTCTTGCCATGACAAGATAATATATATGATTTAAATCATGTATTGCCGATTTAGTCTCTCTATCTCTGATGCAAACTGGGTTTTTACTACACAGTCCATCTTCTTTTTCTTCTTTTTTTTCTTTTAGCTCATCGTAATAAAAATCAAGGGCGCATGAACCTGAAGCTGCATATGAAAGATCATAGCATTTATCAGATAATCTCTTTAAGAAGTCATCAGTCTCCCAACCATTGGCAATCATTTCTCCTCGGACTGTATTAATATTTACAGGAATACTCGCCCCCATTGGGTTGTAAATTGAAGGAGCCATTTTGATAAGAAAATCACGCTTCTGTGATAGAGGTGGTTCGGCGCAGCCTGAAAGAAAAATTGACACAATTAACAAAAAACATAACTTATTCATCATCATCCCTAAAACCCTATGAAAGAGGATAAATTCTATACCATTCAACCAACAATGGTCACAGAAACAGGCTGATAAAATGGCATATGTAAAAGTCCACTATCGAAAGCCTGCTTGAATAGTGATGCAAACTCATATTCGTTACTTTTAATCAGGACGCTTGTGTTCTGATTAAAAGAGCGAGTATTTATGGGGAATGAATTATATACCCCCGAGTTTGTAAGCTTTCTATACCCTTTAACAATCGAAATGTTAGCGCCTGATGTGGAAAACAGCACCGAAATACTCCACCGCTGATCATTAACAACATCTACTCCATCGACCCCGGTCAAAAACCTCATAACCCGGCGCTTTAGCCACGGTATGGTAAAGTTGAAACCATCACCTTTATAGTAATTCCATGTCATTACTCTTTTGAACACATCGTCTGAAGCAACTACTTGCTCAGATTCATCCTTAACCATCCGTCCATTAAAAGGCAATTGGTTAAACAAAAGCGAATTGTAATCACCAAACGTGCGGCGCTTGTCACTAACCAGTATAGGTGGCCTAACCCCATACACCCCCAAAGCAATCCACCTGAGCTGATCGCCTGCGTTATAGCCGCCAACAAAAACAGGGAGATTCGCATCTTTCATCCATGAATATATGTCTTTTGACAGCGTGTTATATGCGTCAACAAAAGCCTGAAGATTTTCATCATCATTATACTGTTGATATAAATATGCACGAATAATATCATCAAGCATCTCACCCCCCAGTAACGGTCACGCCATCATCTGAAATAAACCAATAGCTGTATCTGTCACCGCTAATTATATTTGTATTTTCATCCACGCTAGTAATAACGCCATTTACAGTAACAATCACATTGAGATTGCTAATCAAGCTCATATTTAGAGTTTCATTTATGGACTGCAAAAAAACATCTTTTATACTATTAATATTTAACGGATTACCAGCATAAATACCGTTAATATAAGAAATGACTGGAGCAGCCACTAGGGAAGATACCGTGGCGTCAGTTAGATAATTGACACTTTCAGTTGCCCACTCTAATTTTACAGTTACGCGCTGCTGTAAAGGTTGAACAAAAGGTATAACGTAGCTATCAGGCCAGTCATTTATTGTTACAGTGTTATTTCTTAAATTTGGAGTTACCACCCCGCCGCCAGTCCATGCCCCGGAACCCGTCGTGCTAACACCAATAGAGAACGAGTGGGAATTTATAACAGTAATGGTGAAAGGCGTGCCATTGATCCCTGAAATCCCCGTAACTCCATTAATAATAGCGACCTGCCCACTACTAAATCCATGAGTTATATCGGTGGTAATAACTCCAGGAGAAGCATTGGTTATTCCTGTAACATTTAGTGAAGTGCCTTTTAATCGGCTAATATCGCCTGCTGACTTGTAAATAGCCCCTGCCATTGAAAAAATGTCACCCCCGCCGCACATGATTATCCAATCGCTACCATCGGCCACGACAGAGACAAGCCTAGCCTGAACATTATCTAAATCAGTTAATTTTTGACGAATAAAGCCAGGATACCCCTGGACTGTGCTCATTCCTGATTCCCATACTCGCCCCCTGAACTCTGCAACGGTTTCGGTTGGTCCACCGGGTATCCCTGCGGTTTGATTTGTACAAGTAATAACGATATCTGATGGCAGGCTTGTGGCTATATTGTTTACGGTATTCTCTGGTACTGCCCATGTCCCTGTGATTGTTGCCGCACAAGTAACTGGTGATGTTGTTCCTGACGCAGGAATTATGGTTGTATCAGATAATGAATATTGATGCGTGCCATCTGAAACCAAAAAACCCTGAGGGAGGGCAAATCCTGCCGGGCCACTAAAAATAATCTGAACAGTTGTCAGCCCCTCTGTTTTTTGCCCAGTTATCCCATATTGTTCAGCGAGAGTATTAAGCATAAAAATATTAGCCGTTAGTGGTCCAACTGAGTTAATTAAATCAACTCTGGCTTGATCACAAACGAGAAGTGCGCCAACGCTGGTACTAACAATATCCTCTACCAAAGATCCGGGCAAATCAGTTGTAATTCCAGGTGATTGCGCAGTGGCGAGGGAGACTATTTTATCTCTTAATTCATTTGCGGTTAGTGGGATAGGGCCTGATGCATTGTAACTAACTGGCAAATCACTCATACATTCACCTGTGCAATGATTTTTGAACCGGCGTTCGTTATAGCCGATATGTTATAAATTGGCGGGTCATCACTGACCATGGCAATCTGCAAAGAAGAGAAATATTGGCTAAATTGTTGCTGTATTCTATTGACGTAATAAGTCGGCAATATCTGCTGAATGACCGAGCCATTAGCCGGGATGCCGTTATTCGCGTAAAAGGGTGATTCTTGCGGGGCCAGCTTCAGGTTTTGAATAAGCGTCGTCAGATAAACAGAATCATTAAAACCATTATCATCAGTTTCAACAAGCACCCATTGGCCCTCTGAATTTCTGCCGTAAGTTCTCATTCAGTAATATTCCCGTTAAAAGGCGTTGTAGTTGAACCGGTATTTGACCCGCCATTACCGTTGGTATGAACGTGGCTATTACACCATGCAACCAATCCGGCCCAGCCCTCATGCATAATTGCAGGACTTGTACTTGCGGTAGCATCTTCTAACTTTCCAGCTTCTCCAGAAAGGCTCCACATGCCGTTTGTCAAAGTTAGCACCGTACTGCCAACTGTGACTTTAAACTGTGTAGGCGTGGCAATAGTGATACTTTCCGGCGTAAGCAAAAATGTTGTATTGCTTCCGCCATCCCGAATAGTCACCCCCTCTGGTCCGTATAGCGTCAGGACCTGCCCATCAACCGAATCCCACTCGGTATTGCTGATGGGTAAAAAAACCAAGGCACTTAAGTTCGCAGGAGGCGTAAGGTCTGCCGTCCCTCCCCCTTGCCCACTCACTCCGCCAAGATAGGTGTCAGCAGGGATCACGATCCCTTTATCCCCTGATTGCATTGGGTAGCGAATATATTGAGGCCCAAAGATAGGAATAGTGACTTGAGGTAGCGTGTACGGGATATTAGTGAGATTGAATGAAACAGTTACCATTTTCCCTGACTGAGAAATAACAGTTACTGGCAATACCTTACCAGCCGACTCCATTGCTTCGCTTATTTTGTTTTCAGCAAACTGAGTAATATTTCTATTAAAATTCAACTTATTGCTAACATTCATTTTTTCGCCAACTCCGTAGAAGGATATGCCTCAATGATGGTCACCCAACTATTTGCATCGGGTTGCCGGCTGTTACCTACAAGGCGAACGGATTGCACGATAAACTCACCAGTAAAAGCAGAGTCATTTCTGAATTGAGAAAATGAAGATGCTTGAATCATTGCCCGTGATTTTTTCGGCATTAAAATATGGTCACCAACCTGAATATCGGCTCGCATTACACATGGCACTGTTATTGTGCCAAATCTAATCCAGGTGGGCTGACCTATAAGATCAGTGAATTCTATTTGAGTTGGATGACCATTCCGGTAGGTGGCACTTTTTAATGATGTTTTATCTGAATGATTAATATAATCGTTATCCCATACCCTTATCTCTTTTCCATTAACGATGGTAATTTCAACACCAGAATAAGATGAATCTTTAATTATTGTCTTTGAGAAGTTTTTCAGATCGCTAGCTAACTGGCTAAGAGCCCCACAGAACATGGGCCTTGAATATGGAAGCACCAAGCGGTTACTAACGTTTATATTGTGAGTGTATGAACCACCAAGAGTCTGAAAGCATTGAGTTAAAGCTACCGATAACTGCTGTCCCACCCCCCATGGCATCGTTAAATTAAGCGGAGCCATAGGTAACTGACTGGTGGTCGATGTGGGTCCAGCAACAACGATTAAATCAAGCCGTAACTCGGTTCCCTGCCAGTTTCCAAATGCTTGCCAGATGGTCCCCTCAAGAACCAAGCCTTTTTGAGATGGCTTCGATAACGGCAATCCCTTTGACATTCCAACAAACATTTTTACAGTCATGCCAAACATGTTTTGCTGGGCTTGCTGCATTTCCTGTGGGCTAACTCCCCAAACAGTGATGCAGCTTTGCCCTTGTGGGGTTGACTCTCCAAATCGTTGAATGTCAAATTCAACCATCAGCCCGCCAGGATTGAAAACTCCATTCTTAAGGCTTGAATACTGACGAAATAAAGCTCCCTTCTGGTCATATATTTGAATATCGTAAAAGCGCATCAGCTTGTTACCTCAATTCGACCATTAGGCTGACGCCATATCATGGATGTTGAAGAAAAAACTCCCGATATAAGGTTAATCCCCATACCGGTTGTTGATTCGATCATTGCGGTGGTAAGGATCTGGTTACCTGAGTTATCCGTAATGTTCAGATACCATCTCTGAGCCGATATATTCCATTTTATTTGGCAGTTATAAATCGTCCCATCCAGCGACGGAGTAAACGACATGCTCTCCCGCTCATTGCCAGAAAAATCATAATATTCTGTACTCATAAGCCGAAAGCTCCACTCAGTTTTCCAACAAGCCCTACAACCTCACTTGCTATGCCTGAGACGCTTCCACCAAGAGAGGTATTTCCTAATGCCGCAGCCGTACTTGTCCACGCGCTACTGGTTGTCTTTGCTCCACCGTCTATCTTGCCGATAAAGCTATTAACGGCTTGCTCGGCTCCAGTCTCAGTAACAAGTGGCTGCTCGAAATCCCATACCCACGATTTTTGCGTGATCGCTTCGTTATAGCTGGTAACGTCTTTCACTGTTTTCAGTATGCAACCGCTGTATATCAATGCAGGTGTTGCAACAATGAATGTGCCACCAAGGTTGGCATGAGCTTGCAGAACTGACTGAAGTGCACTTAGGGTCACTAATTTTGTCATTGCGCCAGTGTTCTCATTAACCGGCGCATCCATCATTAGAGATACTCGGAGTGGTTGTGCTAATAGCGCGTTTGCAGCCACTGTTTGGTTAGCGAATGGGTATCGGGCAATATCGTAATCAACCATAGTTGCCCCCTGAATGGGCTTCCAATGGCAGAAATACTTATCCAAGTCTGTCAGGTTTATAGCCCCGCCGATGAGTCCCGTAACAAAACTTGCGCTTTGTGTAAGAGCCACTATCGGCAGCATCCCTCCTGGGATGCTTTGAGCTACACCCTCACACAGAATTACAGGGGATATTTCAAAACCAAGCTTGTAAAGCTCCCGCGTGAAAGCCATTATCCATACCCTCCAAGCTGAGCGCTATTTACAATGGCATTGCCACCGGTATTGTTATAAATCTGGATGACGGCCCCCTCAGTAACCCTGCTTCCGGCCCCCTCTTTCGTTGCCATAGCTGAAATTAGTTTTGCCAGAACGGCTGGATCATTAAGGTTTAGCTTTTCGTTTTCACTGAACTTTGTCGATTTAACAACATGGCGAATATAAGCGGCTGTATCGTTTTCATTGGATGGGGCCCATTTGCTAACGATATCCTTAACGTTATTTATCCCTTTAGAGCCATATATCTGAAGCTGCTTCGTGGCTGCCAGAACCCCCTCATCAAGGGTTGGAAATACAGCAAACTTTCCACTTTGAGTGTTATGAGTCCCGTAACCTTCAGCCCAGCGCAAATTACCGGGGTTGTTAAAGCGATCGGCTATTGTTCGGCCCTTGGCGGTGACATCGGCAGGAGTTGGGTCAACTGGAGTAATGCTTCCGCCGGAATACCAATCTTTTATTTTTTTAGACCCAATGCTGAATAAATCTTTAATTGCCGGTCCAACAGTTTGCGGATCAAAACCAGTTTTCTCTTTAACCCACTTAGCCGATGAGTTAGCGCTATCAGCTACTGAATCATTCCATCCGTTCAGTGTTGTCCCATTTAAAAAACGAATCACATTATCGACAGTCAGACCCATATCTCGGATTGACTTCATGAAGCTATCGATATCAGTTCGAAATGATGGTGATGCTAGGTATTCTCCAAACTTCTGGATTCCTTGTGAGAGTCCATCAATCCATTTCCCCAGTTCTGGTGATTTAAGAAATGAATCAATCATCCCGGAAACAGAATCAGACAACCTGGTTAACTGTGGAGCCAAAGGGGCAAGACCACGAATAAATGAGTTTTCTATGCTGTAACCACTACGTTGCAACTGGACATTAAAATCAGTCCACTGCTTTTGAATCTGATCGCTTAGTTGTAGTTGTTTGCTGTCCTGAGCGGCCCTTTTTTCCATCGAATCAATTTCTGCATCGCTCATATTTTTAAAGCGGTTCAGATCATCGAGGGTGAAAAAGTTTGTCAGTCCGTGGGCCTCGGCCCCTTGAAGATTGCTGCCATTTTTAACAAAGATATCGCGCGCATTGCGGATCATCTGTGGAAGCAGTTTTGCAGGGTCCTGATCTGGATTGTTGATACCCATCGCCTGGAACTGCCAGCGCTTGCTCAGGTCAAGCTGTGAGTCTCGAATAGCACCAAGGGTACCTGTTGGGTTACTTAGTGCTCTCTGATAGTTGATAGCGGTAGAGTCAAGGCCACCAGACGTGGTTCCTAACCCAAGTGTTGTAAATCTCTGTGATGCGGCACCGGAGGCCAGTCGATTAATCCCGAATAGCCCGCCAGCGCCGATCAGCCCAGAAAACAAACCAAGGATGCTAGTCCATGAAATTAAACTTGTGGTTGCATCCTTGATATGACCGGCCAGCGATTTCGCATCTTTCGTAGCACCACTCAGGAATTTCTTTGCAGCACTCGCATTCTTGTTAAATCCAGATTGGTTTTTATTGGCTTTATCAAGGCTATCGTTTAACCGGTCAAGTCCGCTATTTATCGACAGAATAGCAGCAGCGCCATCGGAGAATGATTTTGCTACACCCTGCAACTCTGATCGCACCTTCGCAGTTTCTTTCTCTGTATCACCAATGCCATGAGCGACACCTCTCCATGCTTCTGGGAGGTCACCAAGGGCAGCTTGATACTCGTTGAACTTCTCCATAAATGACTGGAACTTATCGTCATTTACATCAATATCAATGATTGACTTAGCTGCCATTGAAAAAGCCCCTTTCTTTGAGTGCCGCGATTAAGAAGCGCTGGCGATATTGAGCAGGACTGAAGAATTCTTCCCCAGTGATTTCCCGGATAACACGCCAGAACCCCTCATTCGCAGCCCAATCTAAGAGGGTATAAATGAAGTTTCCTGCTCGGCACTCTGGGGTTGGGTATCGGTAGCCTGATTCGACTTCAGCAAGGAAGCGCGGAATTCCATAGCGTTGGATGATGTTAGTTGCCCACCGTACATACTGATCACCGCCCCCACTGTTGGGGCTATCAGTTCCTTCTTCTGAATGGCAGATGACACCATAAAAAAAACTATTTCACCTTCAGTGTCTCGATATTCATCTGCGGTGATAACGTTATTCTTCATCGCGGCATCAAAAGGTGATGACTTCCACTCGCCGTTGTCGTTATAAATGACAGTGGTTAAGCGTTGAATATCGTCAACAATTGTAGGTCCAGAAGATCCACTCAACTCTTGCTCCTGCTTGAGTTTTTTCCGTAGCATCATGGCGGCAATGCGAGCGGAACCGAGCCCACCAACTTGAGAAATAAAGTTTGAAAACATGTTCCCCAACAGCAAACAGTTCTCTTCGATAACCTCATAAGGGAACGGGGTAACATGAATATAAACAGGATTACCCCCATCTCGGATGATGGTGCTAACCAGGTTAAGATTTTTGTCAATTTTCACGGATTACACCCACATATTATCGTTGGTAATGATGTAGCCAGAAATTGTAGCCACATAGCCAGGATCCATGCCGTTCATAGTTATTTCATTGAAGTTAACTAAATAACTATTAAGAACGGTGTAATTCCCAAAGGTATTAGCATCCGGGGTAACTACAATTTCCCCGAGTGACGTATCGGTCGCAAAGCGATTTTGATATGCAGCAGCAAGCGACTGAGTTTTAAGTAAGTGAACTGTTAACGTAACCTGCTGGTATGGTGCCTGGCTGCCTACCGTGCCAGTCATCGTGGGTAAGATGTCGGTTGCTGGCCCATCAGGACGCAAACTAACCCCCTCTTTGCCAAGAAATGATGCTGTAACATTCAGAGACGGATCGCCAGTTACGGAAACCGCGCCACGAACACGGTTAAGAAATCCCTGTGATACTAACGGGTTTGCCATTTTTTTATGCCCCTACAAAATTGGTTACGTTCAGGTTAAACGTGATTGACTCGAATCCACGACGAGGTGTCATAACAGCGCTTAGCCCGTTATATTTACCGCCCTGATAATCGGAAGGATTCAGGCTTGTGTAATTACTGAATGGCACGGCATTAATCACAGCATTGCCCGCATAGCTGCCTTTTTCATATTCAGCATTAAAGTCAGTTTGAATAAGCTTGGTTCCAATGACTCGCCCCAGGATTAACCCATAACTAATGCCATTGCGTAGTGTTTTCAACGCGCGATTTTGGAGACGGTCGATACCAACTTGCTCATAGTAAAGAGGGTTGGTTGAGGTGTTAGAGCCGTTAATGACTTCGTTAGCAAGATCCAGTTCAAGGTTTATCGCCGTCCATGCAACTGAATACCAATAGTTGAATGGATTACTGTCCAGCATATGGCCAGCAACCAGCATCTTATTGCTAAGCCCACCTTCTGCCGCAGTGCCGATGTAGTTAATGCTGTTATCTTGAAGGGTTTTCAGCAGTGTGCCATTACCACTCACTGGATATTCTGTTACCCCATACATGAACCGATATGCCATCGGCGGGACCATGTTTGATGAACCGGGGTCATTCGATAGTGAAGATTGGAATGGGCCAGCCATAGAAAACTCCGTTGCCGGAATATTTGGGGCCTCAACACCTGCAAATACTGTCTTATTCTTCGTAGTAACCCACTCGGAATAAGTGCCAATAGTGGTAGTAACAAAGAAATAAACCAACGAACTTGGCGATGTATATTGCCCAGTTAGGGTTTTAAATGTTGTCTGCTCATCCCACTCGCGCGGAACCAGATAAGAGAAGAATTTCTGGTATGTATTCCCCAGTGAAATATCTTCATCAATAAATGTCGATAGAGCCGCAACACCATTCACCATGGATACATCACCAAGCTCGAGCACAAATACTGCTCGGTTAGTTCCCTGCGCCCAATATGAAGTATTCATCTGGGTAATTTCATTCGCTACTACAGTTTTTACCGATCCCATAACCGTGGATACGCCAGGGCTAACTGATAATGGATAGGTGAACGCAGTTGATGTGGTTACCGTGGCAGTAAATGCACCGTTATATCCAGTAGGGGTAACGCCTGAAACTAATACAGGAACCTGATCGCCAATTGTCCATCCATGAGCGGCCGAAAGCGTTACTGTCACTACGTTTGTAGCCCATTCAATGGTAGCAATCGCTTTTGCTGGTTTTAGGATGGTTGTCAAATCTGATTTAGATGTCAGTAACTGGTACTCGCCTGGATTCAGCGTGGTCCCGCCCATGGAAATCATCGCCCCGGACTTAAGCAGTTGCGACGGCTTCGGTGGATTGGTCACCGATACGTTAATATTAACAATTGCCATTTAATTATTTCTCCGGATAAATGGACGGGATTACAGAAATAACCAACTTACGGGCGACATTCCTCATCCGTTGCTGGTAATAGTTGATCTTGAATTTGATGGTTTTACGCATGGCAGTAACGTTAAGTTCGTTCTGCGTCACGCGCTCATCTTGAACGACAGGAATGTTCATAATTCCCATTTCAGCGTCATCACTTATCGTGTATTGCTGCATGTAGCAAAGAAAGTCCTCTATTGCGGCATTACGCAATCCGGTTACTGAAATGGTCACATCTTCCGAAACAAGCTGGTATTGGTTGTACTTCTCATCCAGATAGAACGCCCCGGCAATAGGAGCGGCGTTACTACACCTGACTGTCGCAAATGGTGGCGAAAGATTCTGGATTGATAACATGGCTGGATACATTGGCATGTACTGATTCAACCCCAACCAGATCGGCAGGGAGCTAGAGACAACCACATCAGTTAAATCTATATCTTCAGCAGAGTTGATAATCTGCGATCGCATATGCGGATATACAGCTTCGCCAGTGTAGTGATATAGATTAGCTGGTTCATTCAGGCCGGTTCGCCGAGAGAACGAGAACTGTATTCCGTAAAACTCACCGATGTAGAGCACATCAGAACCGATGTCATTAAATTGGTCGATATCCGACTGAGCGGTGAATGTCACTACGTTTCGGTCGTAAAGTTGCTCATCATCTTGGATGGTTTCAGTTGTTAAGTGCAGGTAACCTTTCACATCCACCGTATCTGGCTCAGGATCTGGTTCGTCAGTGAGAATTGACGCTTTTACCCAGAACACAAAGCCATCCAGAGGGAGAACCTTCCTGATATATTTTGTAAATGTGACGACCTCGGAAAGGCTTATGTCATCGAGGCCCTGAGTCAAGGCCGCATTAAGTTCTGTTTGTGCAGTTTTCTGTAGCTCAGCTAGGGAAGGCATTCAGCACCCCGCTTACCCAGGCGCGCATAGACGCCTGATATGTTCCGGTATCGATAAAGGATGGTCTTGGGCTACCCTTCTTATTTTTGAATCTCTTCGATATCCCTTCCATTGCCCTGCGAGTTGGAATTCCCGCTAACCCATTCATCTCTTCATTATCCAAAAACGCGACAAATAGGTTGTGCGTTCGTGACATTGATTCAGCTAACGGATCTCTTGTAGGTGGCGCACCTACAATCATATTCTCAAGACTGGCAGCAATATCATTAGCCATCATGTCAGCGATATCTTTACCGTACCGGTCAAAGAACGTCTGCATGATTTTGTACTTACCCTCTAGCAGCTCTGCTACGTCGCCAGTGGTTGTGTTCTCATCACCATAAGGGATGTCCATAACACCGAGATGGAGAGTGATCATGATAGCCCCCACAAACTCCCGAATTGCTGAGCAATCATCAGGTACCTGCGCCCCCAAGGGTCAAGTAGCATCTGAAGGTCAGCTAATGACAAGTCCTTGAAGAAATCAGGCACCAGGCGCTGAGAACTTGTTGAGTTATCGCTGGCTCCGGTGATCACCCCAGCCTTGAAGTTATTCAGCCCAAGCGTTTTACGAAGCTCAGAAAATACTGATTCCGTCCCGTAGTTAACCAGGAATGAAGCAGCAAGGTTATATACCGCCACCGTATAGAGATTCGGCATCACAGAGGCAATATCCTGATTCACCCACTCAACAGCGCCACCGTAAGCAAGAGCAATTGAAGGCGAGTCGTCGGGAACCTGAGTAGCGGTAATCTCCATGTCAGTGCGAATAAACTCGATAAATCCCGACAGACTGATGGTCATTTACTTTTTACTCCCGCGCTTCTGGGTGACAATTGTTTCATTCACGCTAGGCGTGTCGTTATTGTCATCACGGCCCTTTGTCTGCTCGACAGTGAACTCCATGTCACCGCCATAACCGGTACCGCTATTCAGCAATGCATCGTCTTGAGCTGCGACTGACGCTTGACGGCGGTTATGAGAGGTTTCAGTCAACTTATGGTCGTTATCTCTCATCGCTTTTTCGATGATCTTCTCTTGCACCGGCTTATCAATGCTGTAGCAAAGGCCAACAAAGTTTTTACTTTGGTCAATAGTTGAAGCATCTATCAGCCCGTAAACTTGGTGATGCTGGATAACTGCATCGATTTCTTCAGCGCCACCATCAAGAACAATGGCTTGAGAGCCATAAGCAATAGGAATGTTGCGCAAGCGACCCGTCTCTAAGGTACGGAAAGAGAACATGTGGCGCTGCTTAGTAGTGTTTGCGATATAAAGCTTCATCGTTTCCCCCAAAATAAAAAACCCCTGAAGGATTTAACCAGCAGGGGTTCTTATGACAACGCGCAGACTTAAGCGCTGTAGGCCATAGATAAGATAGTGATAGCTTCCGGACGAACGGCCCAGCCAGATGTTGAACGCATTTCTGCTAACACGTCTACTGCGCCACCGGCGATCGGAGTAGGAATTTCGCGAGGTGCAGCCATGTCACAGAACATCAGGGCATTTGCAGCCAGAGAAGGTGAAAGTTTGGCAAATTCGTTGGTGTTAATGGTTGAGTTAACCATCGGAACTTCAACTTCAGGGATAGTAATTAACACAACGTCTGTACCGCCAGCGCCAGCGCCGATCAATGTATCGTCGTAAACCCAATCAACCTGAACTCCGGCACCTCTCAGAACTTCCTTCACCATCCCGCCAACTGCATCAGTACCACCACCAGGGCGCTGATATGATGTCAATTGAACAATCTGCTGAATCTCCATGGCACCCAGCACACGCTGAGGACCAAGAATTACAACGCGCTGCTGGCGACCCAATTGCATGGTTCGTGTAAGCGCTGCCTGAACTTGCCCCAGAAGATAAACCGCCATTTCCCCATGGTCGTAAGTCAGGACCGTGGTGTTTCCGCTTGAGTCAGCTGGCAGAGTGTCAGTGGTCGCGCCTGCGGTATTCAGCAAGCCCTCACCGCCTGCTGGGTTCATACCAAACAGTAAGCTGGTACGAAGTTGCTGGAAGATACCCTGTCGCATACCAAGGCGCTGTGCTTCAGGCAGTGCCACATTCCAGTTTCCTGCTGCTGCCATGTCATGGTGGTCATAGATACCACGGCAACGGAAAAGATATGTTGGAGTGGAAATCATGCGGGCTTCCATTGCAACACTCGGCAACTGGTTAGCGTTCCCGGATTGACTGGAAGTAACCTGGGTGCGGATATCAAGACGACGCATGTAAACATACTGATCGCCAACACCCAGGCGAACCTGTGGGTTACCGCTGGCGATGGTTTCAAATGCACCTGACGCCTGCTGGTAGCCAATGATCATTTCCGGCGCGATGTACGACGGATTGACGATCGTGTAACTCGGAGTAATTGCAGCCATTTAATTCAACTCCCGATTAAATTAGGACCAGCGCGCAGCTGTCGTGATCATTCCATGTCAGGAAACCCGTAACACTGTCATAAGAGACGGTTTTTGAGTTGCCAGACTGTATTGAGATAACTTTGGCCGGCAGCGTAATGTTCGCCAGAGTTACCGCGCCAATAGTTCCCTGTGTAGTTGCTGCGCCACCAGGTGTTGACGCTGGCACATAAGTGAACGTGGTAGCTGTCGGTGCTGAGGTAACAACTACAGTGCCGTTATAAGCCGCAGGAACAGCACCACTAATGGTGATGTACTTACCAGCAGTTAATCCATGCGCCGCGCCAGTAGTAGCCGTAGCCACACCACCGGTGAATGAAATGGCGGTGGTGGCAATATCAGCACCTGCATAACCCGCATCGGCAGCTGTGGTGATTTGGTTGTTAACGAAGTCCCACGCCAATGCTGTTTTTACAGATGCATTGTTGGCACCGAGCGCGATCACCGCAGAAGATGCTTTCAATGGGATACGCATGTTCGCGCCAAAGCGATAGAAGGAAACACTCATGCCTGACGCAAATAGTGGAACAGGTGATTGTGGAGTGGTCAGCCCATTATGCGCCTGATTGAAAACTGTAAACCCTTCAATATCAGCCACGCCTAGCGCACGACGAATGGTCGAACCGCGAGGGCTGGAAGATACGCCAGGGATCAGCTCAGCAACCGGCACGCCGCCCCACAGAGGTTTAGTCTCAGTTGCAGAAACGGTGCCGGAAGCAAGATTGAAACGATTAGCCGGGTCATCCAAAGCAACGCCTTGAATGAAGCCGTCAGACTGAACACCGAAAGAACCCAATGCGTTAGTCGTCGCCATTGGGTTTAGAGATAAATTAGCCATGCTTTAATGCTCCCGTTAAGCCTGGTTGTTGAACATGGTGACCTGACGCTTACCCATTTGGAATGGTCCCCAAGTGGCTGCCGGATCGCCTTCGAAGGTACTAATCTGACGACCAGTAACATCGGAGCGTTTAATTTCACGCAACATGCCAGGCCCAACACTCAAACTGGCTGAGGATTGTGCATCGGCGTAAATTTGTTTCTCTGCGATATTCAACAATGCAGAGTCAGCGATTGAAGAGAGATCAACTGCTTTGTAATCGCTTGAATGTTCCTGTAACTGGATCATCAGGCGACGACGATATGACAGTGGTTTCTCACCAGAGAGCGGCATAGGTGCGCGCTTACCCAGCACAGAGAACACGCTATCAGCCTTAACTTGCGCATCAGCTAATTCATTTCGTTCTGAGTCAGATAGCTCGGTAGGAAGGCGAGATTTTAGAAGTGCCATTTCACTGCGCAAATCTGAGTCTGCTTTCTCACGCTCTTTGCGCTCTTTCTCCAGGTGGTCATCTTCACCTTTTGCTTCGTTCTCAAGTTTTTTCAACTCGGTCTCGTCAGCTTTTTCTTTTGCGGATTTTTCTTCTGCATCTGCTTTAGCCTTGGCCTCTTCAGCCTCTTTTGCTTCAGCATCAGCCTTTTCTTTCTTTGCATTCTCTTCAGCATCGGCTTTTTCTTTAGCCTCTGAGTCGGCTTTCGCCATGCGAGAATCCATGCACTTATTGAATAGTTCTACGAATTTGTCTTCGTCCATTATTTCAGCCTCGTTTGGAATGGAATCAGATTTAACACCAGTAGGGTCAAGGAGCTTGTCCCATACGCCCTGTTCACAAATTGCAACATGGTCGAGCAATACCGGGGAGTCTTCCACCAATAGAGACTGACCGTCGACTTTGATAACTGCATTCTGCGGTTCACTAAACGTGACGGTTGGTGAGGTGCTTAATTGCTTTGTTGCCATTATTTCGGCAGCCTCTGCATCATAAACACGGGCTATCGCCCACACCTCCCCATTATCAGCAACCCAACTATTCGTTAAGGTTCCAATAACCCGCTTTGCAAATTCATCGCTATCGAGCTTATTTTTCTCAGGGTGCAACCAAATCAACGGGACACCGGCTACACGCTGAAGAAAATCGGGGGTTAAATAGTTTTCCGGGTCTCGGAACGCCATTTGGTTGTCAGCACTACGCCACGTGACCCCAGTCCCGGTTACACGAATGGCGTACATCCACATGTTGATGAAGAATTGCGGACTGCTTAGGGTGCCATCAGCTATTAGCGCAGCCACTTGCGTTTCATTGAGTGGCTGTTGAGCCATCATTTCGGCAAATGGTTTATGCAATGGCTTTGGCATATCGTCGATATCGAACCAGCCAGCGGCTAGTGACTCATCGTCAATTTGTGGTTCGAACTGTTCTTCAATGTCAGCTCGATAGGTTAGGTAATCGTTATTGCTGCTGTAGGGGGTCATTGGCCCTGTATACTGATAGCCAACTTCTTCCATCACTTCTCGTCTGGCAGCGTCGGATGCTATTTCACCTTCTTCAAGCTTCCCTCCCGGTGGACACCATGTCCCATCATCTGAGCGCTGAATAAGTAAAACTCGCTTACCTTGGCGAAATAGGATTCCACTAGCGAAAATAGCCACGGGTCATTGAACCTCTCGCGTCATGGGTGGTTAGTTATTTTCCGCCCATCGACTCCATAAACTTTTTACCCTTCTGGGTAAGCATGTCTTCAGGGATGCTGCGGAGGTTGTAGATGTACTCGCCATAACATGAGCAGAAAGGCTTTTCTCCGAACTGGTCAACTTCATCCAGATATCCCGCTTTACCGGGCTTTACATAGCCATTCTTTTGCGCCCAATTACCGCGAATAAGATAGAACTCTTTATCTCGCTCTTTGTGGTCAACCCGATAGTTATAGCCAGGGCGACGCCAATGGCTGTGCCACTCAACAGCGATAGCGTTGTTGTTGGTTGCAATAACATTGTCGATGTTGGCAATCAGCTTGTGATTCTGATCAATCATCACGCGCCGGGCTTCATAGTCCATTTGCTCGGCTGTTTTTTGGATGTGCTGTGCAGTTTTCAGCATGCCACCCTGATTACCGACCAGAGCGATACTTGCAGATGGAGGGATACTGCTGGCCCACCCGCTAAACCGAGATAACGTAGTGTCGATAGCTTTGCTTCTGTTCAGTTTGATGAGGTCAACACTGGCGAGAATTCGGCGATCTAACTGCGCCCTAAGCTGTGGTTCAAGATGGTGAATGGTAAAGCGCGCTATTCCTGGATGACGATTAATAGCACCACCGTTGGTTACTTGGCGCTCGAATGAATGCCTTAATCTTTCGGCTACCATACCGGCATAATCATCAGCAGTAGCACCCTCAGCGGCCCCTCTAATAAGAGACTGCCAGCGCTCCAGCTCACTGCTTGATGAGTAGCCATTCTTCAGGAAATACTTAACCGCCTCTCGCACAATTCGCGTGAAATTGTTCATACTAAATTCCAATCAACTTGAGGGTTATTTGGGTCTTCCCCCTCTTTAATCGGTGGATTATCCTTCAGGCTGTCAAAATCAAGGTCAAGTCGGTTAGGGAAGAGGCGTTCATTTGCGTTAGCGTTTGATTGCATCCACTCAATAAATGTTGCTCTGTTTTCATTGTCTTTATTTAGTTGAGGAAGCAGCAATTCCCCCATACTAATAATTGCTTTAAACCTGATTTCATCAACTTTAACTTTCTCGCTTTCTGGCTCCTTCAGCGATGAGGGCCATGTGTACTCAAAGTTATTAATCCACTTGGTGAAATACAGACTGTAGGTGTTCTTTATTTCTGGCATGTCTGCACGCAGGGATTGGAAGAATTCGATACTCCAAGCTCGGTACTGACAAATGCGGATGAAATAGTTGTACAACTCATCAAGCCATTCACGCAGATCATCAATGTAAACTGCTACCGCTTTAGCGTCCTCTGTGCCCTCGCCAAATCCCTGAGTAAATGTCTCACTATTCAAGATGATCGCTGGCATGTCGGCGGCAGCGGCGATATTAGCCAGAATATGATTTCTCACTGTATCGAGTGGCTTGTCGAGGTTGTTAAGGTCAATAGATTCGATTGCATCTTCGTGACCGACCTGTAATACCTCCCCGGTCCGTCCGCGTTTCAGCATCATTCGCTTAACACCACTAAGCTTCTGCATCATGTTGTTTACAACAGAGCTAGGCCCTTTAATCTTCGTAACAAGCAATCCGCCTTTTACTGCAACCATGTCATCGGTGCGCATGGTCTGAATAAACGACTTTAGCGGGAACAAGGCGCGCTGATAGACGCTTCGACCTGTGAAACCGAACGCTGCTGGGTTATACGCGAGGTAAATTGGCGCTTCATTCTGGATCACCACACAACGGGACTTGTGATATGCCTTCCCCGCAACTCGAATGCCATCAACTTTTTGGAAGTCTTGAGCGTTAGGGTCTTGGTTGAGAACAATACTGCCAGCAGTGTTTAGCGGGTCAAGAATGTTAAAACTGATGTTGTGCTTGTACAGCGTGCGGAAATCAAGGGCTATTGACGGCTCTTGGTTATCTACCAACATCGCTATCGCAGATGTACCGTAAATTCTGGCAATCCGTGCAGCATTTGAAATGTGTCGGTCAGCACCAAGTGACCGCCACTCGCGCTCGAAGGCTTCTCGTAGGCGTTGTTCAAGCGCAAATGTTTGGGAAACATGTACCGTTCTTGGTTCGTTCATCGCCATTTTAATTGGGCGATCTACCATTTTCCCACCCAGCGGATGGTAGAGGTAAATAGTCTTACAGATTTGATATCCGGCGCTCATTCCTGGCTGGATATCATCACCCTCCAGAAGTAGTGACAGTTCTGGTGAGCTGCTGCCGATTTCAATTTCGTCGTCAATCATTTTGTTATCTCATCAGAGTGCGTCGCCGCTACCGAATGCCAGTATCAGCCCATACATGTAGTCATCGAGCAGGTCATCAGCGCGCTTATGTGCGTTTTTATCTGCGAGATGGAATCGGGATACTTGCTTAAATAGATGGTTAGCTGTCTCGCCTTTAAAGACAGCAGTTTTCTCGAAGGCATGACGCGATATCTTGGCTAACCCCCGGTAGTGATAACCGGATGCCATAATTGCGCGCTCATCTTTCCCTTTGCTTGTTAGTGCTGACTCTATCTTTTTGACAGGCCAACCCATGCTGTCGCCTTTTTGCAGCAAGATACTGCCCATACTGGCGTCCTCTATGAACAACCCAAGGCTGCCGTTTACAGCGACGCACTGGCCGGTTAATTCATTTAGTCGGTCGAATACGGAGGGGAGATAAACCTCTAATAAAGCGCCATCGATTTGCACAACATCCCAATCAAGGATTGTTAGTCGCTCCATGCCGGGGCGAGTTTCAATGGCGTAGTAAACTACTGCTGTTCCGTCATGCTCTGTGCCGCCCTTAACTGCCGTGTCCATGACAGCAAAGACCGCCTGACACATGGCTGGGTACTCAACAGGCTTCTCGTCAATGAACCACTTGCTTATGTCAAACAGGGCAGATGATGACCAGTCAACAAATTCAGCCAAGAACTCCTGACGGAATACGCGGGGATCATTATTCTCCCGTTCCTTCTCCAGTTCTTCAGGTGGAACAAATGGATTAGATGACGTTGGTGCGTGATGCTCAAAGAAGCCAAGCTTCTTATTGTTGCAAATGGCGTAGAAAAAATTATCGTCGTCAATGCCGTCAGGTGTGGAGAATACAAATGCACGGCCTTTCGTAGTAAGAAGCGTCGGCTTTATAGACTTGGTCCATATTTCCTTCAGCATTTCCGGTGATTTGGTGAATGCAGCCTCATCGATAAGCACAATATCGTACTCACGCCCACGACCAGCCAGCTTGTTATCGTTGGTAACCCAGAAATCAATCTTCCCAGCGTTCTTAAGTAGTAGGCGCTTTTCCTGTCGGCTAAAGCTTTTTTTCAGCGGCTGAAGAGTTTCTTCAAGCTTGTCGTAAATTTCCTGATATTGGCGATATTCGGCGGTAAATATACCTACGCGCCCACCTAACTCGACATCCATTCCAGGGCGCTTAAATGGCGCTGTAGCATACGTAACAGCAGCGCTGGCGAGCATGAAGGTTTTACCCCACCGCCGCCCGCAGCGGATAGCGTTAAGGCGGTGATCCCAAGCATCAGACCAAACCTTTAACTGCCCATCGTGTAGCGTAGGTAGATATATGTCGGCCATATTATCTCCCAGGGATTGGCAGCGAGTTATGAACGACAATCGCGTTATCGCTATCTCCGTCCTTCATTTTGTCTATTTCCAGTTCCACCTTTTCAGTGGCAGCTTCACGGTAAGCAGCATCGATCTGCATCTTGATGATTGTGCCTTTCGTGTACTCCAACGATTCAATGCGCGCAGTGTTGCGATGCATAGCCTTCTCGGCGGCGCTGATGTTGTCACGTAGTGCCTTCTTAGTATCATCATCAACGTCATCATCTAACTCAGTTCGCCAGCGACCAATGTTCTCAGCGGCAGTCAGACTGGCAGCACGTAGCCAAAACAATTCATCATCTAGCGTCAGGCAATTAGCATCTTCGCTGATTCGTCAGTGAGCAACATGCGACGCCCATAGCCGCCATGCTTTAGTGCATGCTGATTGCCTGGTTGGAATGGATTGGTCGGAGGGGAACATCGAGCGCCACGTATCGGTTTCGCGCCTGGAGAATTCTTGACTTTGTTTGATTCGCGGTTTCTACCAGATTCCTTTGGCTGCCTACTTTTGGTGTCTTTTCCTTTCTGCGAATTCGCACTTCTATTCGCACTTTTACTATTAGCATTCGCAATTTTGATGTAGCGCTTTGCAGTGGAGTAATTAAGCCCTTGCGCCTCGCACCAATCTTTAGGGGAGATGTTTGATTTGGCATGGTCGGCGAGGAACTGTCCTTGAATGGCTCCCCAATCCGGTCTTGCCATATTTGCTCCGTCTCGTTGTTCAACGATCGTTTTAAACGATCAATAGCCGATTATTGATCTGTACAACCAATTTCCATCCCTCTGATTTGACTGTCATTCTTTTGCAAAACAAAAAGGATGATGACTATGTGGGCTAAATTTAAAAGTTGGTACATGGCTGCAACAGTGAGCTACTCCACCCTGGCATTGGGGCTAACCTTTACAGGGATGGCCTCTTTGGTCGGGATCGCCTATCTGATATATGAGTGCTTTTAGTTAATGGAGAGCCGTTGTGAAAGTGGCTCTCAGTTTTTCTTTTAGCTGGCAATATCGAGCGTTAACTTCAGTTGCTCCTGCCAGAATTCCACGGTTGCTTCTAGGGCAGGTTTGTCCCAGCGCCAACGTGCCATTTCTCGTGCACCACCACTTGCTTTTGATTTCCGGTCATCGCGAATTCGGCAGGCCTGGTCATAGTTTTGCTGCTCCGTTAGCTCACCACGCAACAAGCTATCTATATGCAAATCACACCAGACAGCGAACCGAGCATCGCACCAACGCGCAAAAGCGACCGATAGCTTTGGATGAAGCCATGTACCACCTCCGCGATCCTTTCTCGCCTTACTGGTTTTTACATACCTGCATTTCGAGGGATGTAGAATTTCAGACTCCACACCAGTCATTGCCTCATCCAGCGCCCGGATGTATTCAAGCGTTTCAGCTAGCCTCATCCAGTTGTCGATGCGCTTACCAAATTTCTCAGCAACGTCAGTGACGTTTACCCAACCTTCAGTGTTAAAGCGTACTGATTCGCCTTTATAGCTAAGAGGGATAATGTTCATTCGGATATACCTTTTAGTGATGAACCTTGTTCGCACAGGAATACGGCCCTCAGAAGGCTCCGACAGCCAGCCGGTTCCTCAAGGGTCATCCTGAAAGGTTCTGAGTGATTTGCGCTGCGATGCGCTGGATTTACTGCATAAAAAAAGCCCGACCTAAGTCGAGCCTTTTGTGTTTTTTTGCCTAACAAGCCTACGAAACGGCCATTTCAATCAAATCTGTGAAGTCCAAGCACATGTCTAGCCTGTGTCCGTGATCATCCACGAAGTTATATTTCTTAAAGTGTTCGATCATCTCTTTGGCACTTTTGCCACTTAAAGGAGATTTATCAATTGATTCGTCAACCTGTTTCATCTTCAAACCTTCATTCAGTTGGTTACGATAGTGCAAGTTCCACTTTGGAAATTGCTTTTCTAGGAGGCGGTATTTATCAATATTCGAGAGTCCCGGCCTCCATTCACACGTCATTAATGAACGCACCGTCTAAGGGGCAGTATTTTGATGCGCATATCAAAAAAGCTGGCTACCCTTACCGCAAAGTTGGGTGATTAATTCAGCGGGGATGCTGTCCCCACCTTCTCTTACCTCGCAAGACAAACGTTATTGATATACGCCTGCAAGCCGTTTATTTGGCTGGTTGCAATTCCGATTCGCTCGCGGAGACTGAGATAATCCCGTTCAGCGGCGTTAGTAAGTCTGGCGCTGGCATCATCAACGCTGCTGGAGGTGGCTGTGGCTTCGGGCAATCGCTTACAGCTGGCGTTGAGCTGCAACCGCTTAGCACCAGTAGCGATATCAGCACGAAGGCGCTCGTTCTCAGATTTGGCATCTGCCAGTTCCTTGGTGTATTTGATATCGATAGCAGCAACCTGCTGGCGCTGAATTAGCATCGTGTCAATGGCTGACTGTCTGCTGTTGGCTATCTGGGTAATGTCAGAGACGTCGCGCTGTAGCCTGGTTACTTGCCCGTGGTAATACATCAGGCCGAATAGCAGAGCCACCGTTACAGCGATGAGTATTGCCGTTACGCGACTCATGACAGGAAAAGCTCACGCTCAGCCGCCCGGCGATTAGTCAGGCCTTTCATTTCTTTCCCACCTGCTTTATTCCATTTCAGGAATTCATCCGCAGCGCCCTTTGCATCACCCGCGTTTACCTTTTTCATCAGCGTCGATGTGCTGAGCGCTCGGGTTCCGATGTTGTAGGCCAGCGATACCAAGGCGTCGAATTGATTCTGGGTTACGCCGATTTTGAGCATCTGGTTAACGCCCTGCTCGAACTGGACAACTCCGCATTTCAGCAACCGGTCGGCGGTAGGCTGATCGATAGTCATGCCGCGAACCACGGGCTTACCATCTACTGGATGAGTCCAGCCGTAACCAATTGTCCAGGGAGCGCCGCCGGTGCCAGGGTCTGGATATGTCGTCAATTTGCAGCCTTCGAATTGTTTTATTAGATTGATTCCGGTGCTACTGATTTGCATTGTCAGCCCCTGTCTTATTGCCAACGATGCGCTTTAGCACCGAACCAATGTAATCCGTACCCATGTACCCAATGAACACGCTGGCAATTAATGACCAGTCAGGGTTCAGCCCGGCTATAACCAATACATCTTTGATAAACCATGCCATCACTGAGCACATGGCCGCATCAAGCATACGTTGCGTTTTACCTCCTCCGGCATACCAGCCACGCAAGTAAGCCATCAACGCAGCCAGTGCCGCGCTAAGTAACTCACCCCGGTGGTCTGCTATCCAGGCAATGATGAGCATCCATACATCCGGTGATTTCAACATTTTCATGACCCACCCCCCGTTTGGGGAAAATCTTCCCCGGCATTTGGTCGGGTGCTGTTGTGTAGGGAATAGCTCGCCGCCGTGGCCCATTCAGGCACGTTGTGTTTTTGAGGGTGATTGGCACTGGCGGCGAGCTAAATAAAAAAGGCCACGCAATAGCGCAGCCTGAAATGTGGAGCGTCTAGCCAGAATCGAACTGGCGCTTACTGGGTGGAAGCCAGTAGTTATGCCACTTAACCATAGACGCAAATGCAAGAAGCCCCGACCGGTTAGAGTCAGGGCTTTAAATTGGGTAGGCGTTCGTTTAAGACAGATACGGCACCTTACCTACTTATCATTGCTCATTTGCTCAAATGTGTCAACACGTTTTATGCAACCTTCCTAATTTTCCCTACACGTTTGCGGCTGTTCATGGCAGATAGCNGCGGTTGGTAAATCATAAAGACGCTAGCATCCAGAATTTCCTTCACCTCTCGGCGACAGGTTGATAGCGATGGGCGTTTTAATCTATTCCCGCCGCGAGTTACTATTTTGCGAGGAATTGCACTCTTGTGGCTATAAACTGCAATTGCGTATTCAGTGGAATTGTTCGCGTAATAGCTTAGTAATATCCCAAAGGCCTTTGTATCAATGTTCATGACAGAATCTACGACCTGAGAAATCAACATTCCGTCATCGTCATTACACATCGGTCTATCTGGATATTTCTGCGGCTCTATTGTAGCCATGTACTGCGCTATAACGCTGCTCATGCGCTTCTCTAATCTCCCCGAGTAAACCCATGAACCCCACAGTTCAAGCCAGCCATTAATCCAATCATGCTGTTCTTTGGTGAGCTTTAATTGAGTTACGTTCATGCTGCCTCCTGGAGAAGTTTTAGCTTTTTCAGTTCCAGCCGGTAGTAATCTCGAATGCTTTTCAGCTCTTCAATGCTGTAACTGCTGCGTTCGTGGTTGTTTTCGATAGCCTCCACTGTCTCAATTCCAATGCGCTTAATCAGCTCGACGCGGTACGGAACGATATTCCCGCCCTTGTGCTGATTGCATACTGAACATTGTTTATGGATTTGCCGGGGGTCGAATCTGAATTGAGGTGCTGCTGCGGTTGTTCTGTAGTGTCCAGCATCCCACTGTGCCGCTAAATGGGTACCACATGATACGCAGGGCAGGCTTGAATCACGTGCTCTTACAANGGCGTTGACGGCTTGCTGTGCCTGCTTAATCCAATACGTTTTGGGCTGGGCATTAATTCTTCTGACTTTTAGCTGCTTCCGATCCTCCTTTTTCCGCTCCTGCCTTTGCTTAATCTCGTTATCGTAGTTCTGCTTTCGCCTCTCTTTCATAACCAGAACCGCGTATTCTATTTTGTGCTCTTCGCAGCACCACCACTCGTATATCGCGACTGGTTTAAATCTCGTTTTACACACTTTACAATTTCGATGCTTCGGGAGCTTGGCTATCATTCCCGGCCTCCTTCGCTGCCTTATCAACGCATTTCTGATGAGCGTAGGTTTCACCCTTGTTAAGCATCAAATCAATACACGCATACGGATTGCGGTAACTGAGTCATCGCGTTCTCCTTACTCGGTCAAATTTGGCGCGCAGCAAAACGCATATGTGGTCATATGTGGGTATTTCGCTGGCGGGGATTGGGGGTTAAATCAGGTTAGATAACTTTTCACTTCTGGTGCGGTGCGTTTTCGCTTCATTCCTCAGCAAGAAATATATAAGCGTACCCCATGCCCAAAATGTGAATGGGTATGTTGATGCCACGATCAGTTTTAAGCACAAATACATGAACCACTCGCCAATCTCTCTGATTGTCATGTCAAAAAAATCGGTAATATCAAGTGCGTGTGAAAATAGTCCTTTGAATACTACGAATATGACACTGGCAGATATAGCCCAACAATCGAGAACCGACGGTTTGTAGCCTTGCCTGACTGCGGAGTATGGCTTATCTATGAAAGCCCTGATTCCAATGTCCCAGTTATTCATGCTGCCACCTTTCCCTTATCGCCGAACCTGTTAGCCCACTCGATAGCAAGCCGTGATTCATCGCTGAACTTAACGCCATGCGTAGCCCCGAAAGCGTTAATTAGCTCTATCAGGTCGCGCAACTCTCCAACGGTCATGCGGCTGGTTGACTGGCCCAGAATTACAAAGCCACCTTCGAGCCCCGGTGCTGACCTCTGCCCTTTCAGTGATGCGGTGAATATGTGCTTCCAGTCCTCACTGCTAAGCTTCTGACCGTGCCATACAACCTGTGTAGCGATATCGCCTAAAGTAGCCCAGAGCTTGGCATTCTGGTCTAATGTGCGGGTTCGCTCTTGGATTGTGATCAGGAGTGGTTTATCAGGATTAACAGGGAGTTGATTTATAAACTGGATGGCATTTCGCTTGTATTGATCACCGCATAAAACAAAAACTTTTTTATCCATAGTCACTCCCATAAGCAAGCAAACAGCACCACAACAATGACTAATGCTATTATCGTTAGCGGTATATTCCCCATATTGTCAGCCATGAATTCCATCAACGACTCCTTTCAGTTGCTGCTGAACAATCTGCAATGCCGTTTGTAGTGCATACAAGGCATCTGGTGACCTGTCATCTTGAAGGGGTGTAATCATCAGAAGCTGAGGCATCATGTTTACTGTGTTGATGTAAGCATCGCAGAGTTGGCGGTATTGCTTCTTGGATAGGGTTATTTCAGATTTAGCCATTACTCTCTCCCTCTAGAAGTGAGGTGGGTGCGGCGGGGAGTGGCATCCAGTGGGTAATTTCGTTAGGGCAGACTCCGCCTGTGTCTGGACCAAAGTCATCATCCTCAAAAATCATTGTCCAAATCACACCTTGGTCGTCAATTGCCAAGCACAAATCATCTTCTAATGGAAGATTATCATTGCAGTTAATCCAACCATCAGGAATTTCCAGAGGGCCTGATGGTGGAGTGGTATAAATTAAACGACGCTCACTTTTTGGCAGGTACCCATACGTTGAATTGTTAATGTCAGCCCAATATTCAATCTGTTTCTTGCCGGAAAATTGATACCTACGCTCCTGATAAACCGGCTCGGCCTGCTTTGCTGATAGCGCGATTCTTGCCAGTGCTGCCACATCGCCACATTGAGCATGGTCTGATTCAATGAAATTGCTTAGCTGCTCTACTGTAAATTGGTCTAGTTCTTTCATCAGCACTTCCTCCCGCTTAGTATTCTATCGTGATAGATAATGGCTTTGGTTTTATTGGCAATACGCAGACCCTCTATTTGTTGCTTAACCACTGGTGACCAGAATGTGCCATCTTCAAAATGATATTCGTGCGTACGAATCATTGCCTCCATAGCATCCAGAGCGCTCTTTACTCGGCTTGGAATTTCCATCTCAATCCCCTTTTACCGTTAGACCAGCAGAGCGGAGGGCTTCGGCGCATAAAATTATGCCGGAATCAAACGATGTCTCATCGCTGTCTAGGTGCGCATCTTCCCCCGCAATATCTCTGCAAGTTTTTGGAAGTGTCACCGCAATGCTTGCTCTGGATTCTTTCCATGCGCACCAAGCCAGATGAACGCCAAAAATTCGATAACAATTTCTCTCTGGCTCCCAATCAATATCTTCCCCATACAAACCGTGAATGTCTTCCAGCCACTTCTCAAACTCTTCCCGCGATGTTGTTATGTCCATCATGCGACCCCTTTTTGCTCGTATTTGGCATACCACCAACCGTCTTGGCCATTTGTTAATGGCATAACCTTTTTCCCGCCGATACCATCTAAAATTTCCAGATATGCAGCCTTTGGTATCGAGAAACTTGTTCCGTCTCTCAGCCTTTTTGATAGCCCATCACCAACTCTGAACCGGAAAGTTTTTGTCTCGAAGCATATTTCAGCCTCGATAGAATCAAACTCACCAGATACCGAGCGATTTATTGAGCAAAGACCGGTGTTACGGACAGTTAACTTTGGTTCGGAGAGTGGGCGTGATATTTCAGCCATGGATACAAAAGCCATCATGATTTCCTCGAATTGATTTACAGCAGCACTTCCGCGTCACTGTCACGATCATGTGATGCGAAATAGATTTCCCACTCGCTGTAGTAAATTCCGTTGTATGTAACGCCACCTGCAAACTCATCATGAATAAACTGGTTATAAATGGCTTGGAAGGTGTTTTCAGGTAACTTGCTTAGGAATTTAATACGGAGGTCTGATTCGTGGCGTTCTTGCTGCTCTATCTGATGTTTGATGTATTGGCCCAAGGCATTCATGCAGCCCTCGACCGGTAGCTATCCCACGTAAACGCCAGCGTACAACCGCCGCCATCATTCATCCGATCAATCACTCGCTCACCGATGAAATCGCTAAGCTCGGCTCTCGTCTGGTTGCTGATTAAAATTGTCGGGCGCATTTTCTCGTAGCGAGTGTTGATGATCTCAAAGAGGATTTGCTTTTCAGTATCAGACCCAAACTGAACGCCAACTTCGTCAATGATGAGCAAGTCGGGATCTGTGTAGGCTTTGATAACGTCAGACTCAGTGCGGTCTGCATTTTTACTCCATGTTGATTTAAATGCCCGAGCGATGCGTAGTGCGGTTGTAAATAGTGCTGATGATTCATGAGTTCTAATCACATATTGAGCAATGGCCAGTGCGAGGTGATTCTTTCCAGTGCCGGGCTTGCCACACATAACCATGCCGCCGCCCTGCTTTAAACGCTCTGGCCACTTGTTTGCATAAGCCTGACACACTCGTAAGCAATGACCTGCAGCATCATTGACCGGTTCATAGTTTTCTAAAGTTGCCGATTTAAATCTCTCGGGCAGATTAAGCCCATCAATCAACTGACTAACGTGGCGCGATCTGGACCACTGTTCATGATCTGATTGCTTTGTTTGAAGTTCGCTAAGTCGCTCGGCTAGGCACTTTGGGCATTCGCTTTTGGTAGATGTTGTAAGGTTGGCCATACTGCGTTGTCGCTGCTCATAGAGCCCATGATGGTCGCACTCCGCCCACATGATAGCGACTGTCGTATGGGGTATTTCTTTCGGCGGGTTACTCAGCTCTGAGATTTTGCTTTTCAGAATACTAATTTTTTCAGACAGGTCCATTTACCCCTCCATCCACCCGGGTGTGTCGGTGGTTCCGTAATTTTTTGCGGAAAAGTTATCAGCAACAGCCCTCGTTTTTGTTGCCACTGGCTTTGATTGCTTGTTCTGGTAGTTAAGCTTGGCGCTAGCAGTGGTAAACCAGCTCTTTGGCTTCTCATGGGAAAACTCCAGATCTAGCCTTGTCAGCTCAACAATCAGGTCAATGTTCGGGAACAGAGACTTCCAGCAATCGAAATCTTTCTGGCTCAATCGAACAACAGAACCCTCGAATGCATAGCGGCTTGCCATCTGGTGAACATCGGCTTCCTGAGGCTCTGGCGATAACTCCTCTTGCTTTGCAGGTGGTAATTCATCATCAATTTGGCAAGGCGCGTCAGCGGCTTGGGTGTTGAAGGGAATCAGGATAGGGGAATCAGGAATCAGGTTAAGGGAATCAGCAGGATTTAAATTGTTCTGCTCTGGTTCTTGTACCGTACTTGCACCGTGCTCTTCTGGTGCTTCTTTAGTTTCAATAAGTTGCATTACTTGTTCAGGTATCTCACTAGCACTTTCTTTGCAGTGGGGGTTCTGGTGCTTCTTCCAGTTATTAATCTGAACGTAAGCGCCTCCATCCACTAAATAGCGAGTGATGAAGTTGTGCTGATGCAATTGCTGTAGTAGTTCATCGCAATCAACATTGTCGAACGGTAATACAAGCGCTTTAATCTTCTTGGGGCGATCATCTAACCGCCCTTCTTTATCTGCGATAGTCCACAATCCGGCGAATAGCAGACGAGCGTATGGGCTGCATTCTGCTAATTCGTCGTTAGTGAAAAATCCCGGCTTAATATTTCTTGAACGGGCCATATATTTCTCCGCTTATCACCTCAGAAACTGATTGAAATTTGCTGTTCTGAAGTCTTTGTTCGTGTTGGGGCTTTTTGCTTTCCGGTCACCGCAATCACAGCCTGCCTTGCGATTTCCCTTATCACGCTCGTCTCCCATATCTTTTCCAGAAGAACAAACGTCACAGCCATATCTCTTACGTTTAACCGACTGACCTTTGATTCAGCCCAGCCAGCTTCACGTGCAAAGTTGCTCTGCCCCTTGATAGCCATTCGGCTACGTAGCTCAGATTCAACTTCCATAATTCTCTTGCTGTTACTTGCGCTATCCATTTCGTATGATTTCCATGTTGTTTAAGTGATTTAGTTATGGCGAGCCTAGTTACGCTCACCTCCGACTTTTAGCCTTACCTGGCAGATCCTCGGGGCCGCCATATACCGGGCGTTCGGTTAATGCTGTTGGTTGTTAAGCTGCTTTTTCCGGATGAGGGAACAAGTCAGTTAAATCAGGTCTGATTCGGTATGCAGGGATTAGTCCTTTGGTCGCCTTTTCAATGCGTTTCGCATTTTCGGCGGAAACCTTTTTCTTCCCATGCAACCAAGACCAAACGGAAGGCTGTCTAACATCACAAGCTTCAGCTAACTTCTGCTGACTTCCTACGATGTTAATAGCCGACTTAATAGCTTCGTTGACCATAAATAACTCCTGCTTTTGTAGATACACAGATAATAGCCAAAGCTATTCATATTGTAAATAGCTTTAGATATTTGATTGGGTATAGCCATGGCTATAGACTAAGTAAATGGAAAAAATGACTTTTGCAGATCGGCTAAATTTAGCCATGAAAGAAGGTGGGTTTACTCAGGGTTCTCTCGCTGAGGCCGTAGGCATGGCACAGCCTAGCGTCTGGAAACTAACTTCAGGAAAAGCCAACTCTTCAAGGAAATCCGTTCAAATAGCCAGAGTTTTAGGTGTTCGGCCGGAATGGCTTAGTGAAGGAATAGAGCCAATGCGCGAAAGCGGTGTAAACCCACACCATCCTGACTCAACAATCCCACCTGAAAGTGAATGGGTTGGAGTTAAGGCGTGGGATAAAAATACCCCTCTTGACGATGATGAGGTTGAAGTCCCATTCCTTAGGGATATTGAATTTGCATGTGGCGATGGAAGCGTCTCTGATGAGGACTACAACGGGTTTATGCTCAGATTCTCCAAGGCAACGCTACGTCGAATAGGGGCTAACACTGATGGATCTGGAATACTTTGCTTCCCAGCTCGCGGTAATAGCATGGAGCCAAAAATATCAGATGGTGCGACAGTCGCCATTAACACTGATGATAAAAAGATAATTGACGGTAAGATGTACGCGATCAATGAGGATGGATGGAAGCGAGTAAAAATGCTTTATCGTGTGGGCCCTGGTCGTGTCAGCGTGCGGAGTTACAACAAGTCTGAATATCCAGATGAAGAGAAGAATCTAAAAGATATTGAAATTATTGGCCGCGTGTTCTGGTGGTCAGAGATAGATTACTAACCCACGGCTAACCTACTGCTAGCTCAAGGAGGAATAATGGCATTTAACGATCTGGAATTTCACGCAGTCAAAAAAGAGGCATCCCAGTTCATAGATAGCATTAGGCCGCCAATAGAACCAACCCGACCGGAATGTTTATAGCAAGCACAATTACATAAACTGCTTGCTAGAATTATCCTTTTGTATAAAGATTGTTCTCATCATCAAAGTTGAGAGGCTGAGTGTATGGAAAGCAAGCAATCAAAGGGAGGGGTAGCGAGAGCTGACTCCCTTTCGTCAGAAAGAAGAAAGGAAATAGCTAGAATGGGTGCGGTGGCTAAAAATGTGCCTAAAGCTACCCATAAAGGCGAGATTGATATTTCAGGGATAAAGATTCCATGCTTTGTTCTTGATGATGGTCGAAGGGTTATATCAGGAAGAAGCTTAACGGCGTCAATAGGTATGAAAGGCCGTGGCCAAGGGGTTGCCCGTTTAGCGGGTCATAAAATGCTTAACCCAAGCAAAAACAAAGAGTTAATATTGGCCATCGAAAACCCAATAAAGTTCATTGGGGCCTTTCCTATAAAGGGTTCAAGTAACACCAATGTTTTTGCGGATGGCTTTGAAGCTACCATTCTTCAGGAGTTATGCGAGGCCATCCTTGCTGCCAGAGATGGGAACCTGTTAACCACAGAGCAGGAATTTAGATATGCTCAGTATTCAGACATGCTTATCAGGGCGTTTGCAAGGGTTGGTATTGTATCTCTGGTTGATGAGGCCACTGGGTATCAAGAGGTAAGACCAAGGGATGCACTTCAAGAATTTCTTAATAAAATAATAAGTAAAGAACTTGCTGCTTGGGCTAAAAAATTCCCTGATGAGTTCTACGAAAATATTTACAAGCTAAAAAATTGGCCATGGCAAGGGATGAGTAAAAACAGGTATAGCGTTGTTTCACACTACACCAGAGATTTGGTTTATGACCGATTGGGAGATGGTATTCTTTCAGAGCTTGAAAAAAAATCCCCCAAAGACGATAAAGGTAATAGAAAAAATAAATTACACCAATGGTTAACTTCAGATATTGGGAATCCAATGCTATCTCAGCACCTTCACTCGTTAATTATGCTACAAAGGTTGGCTATATCTAATGGACATGGATGGAATCGATTTGTCAAAACGGTAGACCAAGTGATGCCCAAGAAAAACGGCACATTGGAGCTAAATTTGACAGATGAGCTCTGACAATAAAGGGCCAACACTTTTCTCGATAATATTAAAATAACCCGGCCCCGCTGCCGGGTTTTTTGTGCCTGTAATCTGACAATCTCACCACTCTACCCGTATTAAACACAACTCACTTCACACTTTTCACGCCTGATAGCCGGTGCGAATGGTCACGCCTGAATTATTTTTAAAAATAAATACCTTTATCAATCAATAATTAAATAGCTAAATCTATATTATTATATCTTTGGCTATTTACATGTATTATATCCAAAGCTATTATCTATTCCATCAACACGGCAGGACGCCAACTAAGCAGCACGCAACGGGGTGAGCGATGTAATCACCCCCGGCCCCGAGAGGGATCGACCGCTAAGTGTTCTTTAAGGAGAAAGTGAATTTATACCCTGTCGCTGTCAGGTGTAGGCGGCAGTCATAAGTTCTCTAAACGAGAGGTGGCAAATGAAGAATGAAATTCGTTGTCCGGTGTGCGGATTGGACTTCAACCCAAAGATACCGCTTATGCACATTCAGCAGCACCACAAGGGCGCGAAAGATTGTGAGCTGGCGAAGATACGCGACGCACGTCGCAAGTGCTTCACGGAGCCAGCAGCAAAGAAGTTAGGTGGTAAGACGTGTTTACCTCAGGTAGCGATATTTAGCGCTGGGTACCGCACCAACCGTAAAGAAGCAACACACATTGTTAAGTAGCAGCATTCAACTTATTTAAACAGAGAGGTAGTTATGAGATTTGTCGAGTTACCACTTGAAATGCAGTTAATCGCAGCCCAAACGCTTTCAAACAGACTTTCTACTTTAGGTATGGGGATGGATGAGCAAATAGAGCCAGTTAAAACACTGGCCCGAGAGGTAAGAGAGGCATTTATTGAGCTTTATTCCACAGAAAATAATGAGGAAAAGGAGAAGCTCGGTCAAGATTANTAGNNTCTACTAAGGCTCCATGCTCTTCCGCTAGATTTTGTAACCAATACGTCAGACTTTGGCTTTACCGAGTTTGCAATTCTCAGTACATCATCACGAATTTCAGGTGTAGATAAATCTTTACTACAGACATATTCAGCATTCGGTAATTTATAAGTTTTACCATCTGTGGTTATTTCTTTTTGATACCCCTTTGCNTTCATTTTTTCGTGAAGAGTTTCGTAGTCATCAGCGTCAGCATTATGCAACTCAACCCTAACAGTAAAATCTGCCATTTCTAAATCCCTATATTGACTGTGGAATAACCAACATATCAATTTCCTTTGACTGTGGAAAGCAGGGAAACCACGGCTGGGCGTGGATAAATATCCCAGCTCAAATTATAGAGGTCACTTAGGTGGCCTTTTTTATTGGCGGGTAAATGGTTAAGGGGTAAGAGAATGACACTTTCTTTCACTGTTCTGGCTGGCAAGCCGGATAACGACGACGGCGCGTATTACGAGAACATTAAGTTCTGTGACAGCGCTGACAGCATGGAAGCTGCGCAGAAGATTGTTCAGGACAACAAGCTTTATACCTATCCGATATGTCGGATTGAGGTTACAGGATTCAAGGCTGCATAACGCGGCCTTTTTTATTGGCTGGTAAATGAGGAATGAATGATGAGTCAATATCGAAACATAAGCATTGAATGGCTTCAGCGAATGCATGCGGATGGATATGTAGCTCTGTGTGACGGTGATTTACAGGAAGTATTAGATTTCATCTCGGAACCCCAGTGATCTTACCCCTGCCACTTAACCGGTGGCAGCAATAAGACCACTGAAACAAACAACGAGCTGCTTAATGCGGCTTTTTTATTCCAAAAATTCAAGGAAGCAGCATGAGCAAAGAAACAGTTATTACCTTTAAAGGCTTCGACCAAAATCTTCAGTGCCGTGGCTACCAGTTCGAAATTGGCAAAACGTATACGCATGAGGGCAAGGTCGAGGCATGCGGCTCTGGCTTCCACGCTTGTGAATGCCCATTTGATGTTTTCGGATATTACCCGCCAACAAATAGCCGGTATGCAGTAACTGAATCATTTGGTGTTATTGACCGCGAAGATGATGGCGATACAAAAATCGCAAGCGCCAGCATAACCATCACAGAAGAACTAACCCTCCCTCAGTTTATTCAGCGCGGGATTGATTGGATCTGGAGCAAAGTTGATAAGTCGCTTGAACAGCAGATCATGACCGGAAACCAGTCAGCGGCAACCAACACTGGCAACTGGTCAGCGGCAACCAACACTGGCTACCAGTCAGCGGCAACCAACACTGGCGACTGGTCAGCGGCAACCAACACTGGCTACCAGTCAGCGGCAACCAACACTGGCGACCGGTCAGCGGCAACCAACACTGGCAACCAGTCAGCGGCAATCAACACTGGCTACTGGTCAGCGGCAACCAACACTGGCTACCGGTCAGCGGCAACCAACACTGGCTACCAGTCAGCGGCAACCAACACTGGCGACCGGTCAGCGGCAACCAACACTGGCTACCGGTCAGCGGCAACCAACACTGGCAACTGGTCAGCGGCAACCAACACTGGCTACCAGTCAGCGGCAACCAACACTGGCAACTGGTCAGCGGCAACCAACACTGGCTACCGGTCAGCGGCAACCAACACTGGCTACCAGTCAGCGGCAACCAACACTGGCAACCGGTCAGCGGCAACCAACACTGGCGACTGGTCAGCGGCAGAGGTGTCTGGATCGCAATCTGTAGCGGCTTCATTCGGTGATGGTGGAAAGGCTAAAGCGTCAGAAAGCGGCGCAATCGTCCTGTGCTACCGAAATGGCGAAGGCGAACTAATTCATATCCGTGCCAGTAAAGTAGGCGAGAACGGAATTGAGCCGGATGTTTGGTATTCGCTGAATGAGAATGGCGAGTTTGTAGAAGCGGAAGAGCATGGAGCCTTAGTAGAATCGAAGCCGATCCTTATCTCAGTCAGGCGGTGCTGGATTTACAATTTGGTCACTCCCAGCGGGTGGGTTACGACGTAGCGGTAAAAGTGCTACATGAGCTTCAAGCCATTGGTTCTATTCATAAACGTAGGCCGGAACACGCCAGTCTTGGCGTGTTGCGTTCACCGGACATTCCCTCTTTATTAGTGGAAACCGGCTTTATCAGTAATGGTACGGAGGAGCGGCTGCTCGGCAGCAGTGCGTATCAGGATAAAATTGCCCAAGCGATTTACAAAGGCTTGCGCAGTTATTTCCTGTCGCATCCGCTACAAGCCGACCCAAAGGTCGAAAACCGTCCGCTGGGCGCAACAGCGGCGGTTGAAAGGTCAGCGCGTCAAAGTGGTGTTAATCAGCCTGGCCCGGTAGTCAGTGCGGTCAGCAGTGGGGGGAAAGCCACCATTAGCGGTAAATCGCTGATTCACATGGTAAAACGGGGTGAAACTCTATCCGGCATTGCCAGCCAGTACGGTGTCAGTATGGCGGCGATGCGGCAGAATAATACGCTGAAGAAAGACGTGGTATGGGTTGGGCAGCGCCTGCGAATTCCCGCATCTGGCAGCGCGGTAGCTAGCGTCGCCAAGGTGCCTGCGGTGAAGAAAATCAGCCCGGCCAAACCGATCAAGCATCAGGTTAAACGCGGGGATACTTTATCCGCTATTGCGGCGAAATATGGTGTATCTCAAAGTGAGATTCAACGCGTGAATAAGCTGAAGTCTGGTTCGGTACAACTCGGCCAAACGCTCACCATTCCACAGTCTTAACCGAAGGGATTTGTTATGCCGATTCAGATATTACCGCCACAACTCGCCAACCAAATTGCCGCCGGTGAAGTGGTAGAGCGGCCTGCGTCGGTAGTAAAGGAGTTGGTGGAAAACAGTCTGGATGCTGGTGCCACGCGAATCGATATTGATATTGAGAAAGGTGGCGCAAAATTAATCCGCATCCGTGATAACGGCTGTGGGATAGCTAAAGACGACTTATCGCTGGCGTTAGCGCGCCATGCAACCAGTAAAATCAGTTCGTTGGAAGATCTGGAGGCCATTCTCAGCATGGGCTTTCGCGGTGAGGCGTTGGCCAGTATTAGCTCGGTTTCCCGTTTGATGCTGACCTCGCGTACCGCCGAACAGAACGAAGCCTGGCAGGCTTACGCCGAAGGGCGGGATATGGCGGTGACCATCAAACCCGCCGCCCATCCGGTAGGCAGTACGCTGGAAGTGCTGGATTTGTTTTATAACACGCCAGCGCGGCGTAAATTTATGCGCACGGAAAAAACCGAATTCGGCCATATTGATGAAGTGGTACGCCGCATCGCGTTGGCGCGCTTCGACGTGGCGATTCACCTCACTCACAACGGCAAGCTGGTTCGCCAATATCGAGCGGCCCCAGATCCTTCGCAGCATGAACGTCGTTTGGCCAGTATTTGCGGCCCGGCCTTCCTGCAACATGCGCTGGCGATTTCATGGCAGCACGGTGATTTGAATATTCGTGGCTGGGTGGCCGACCCCAGCGCTGCCCGAACGCCTAGCGAGATGCAATATTGCTATGTCAATAATCGCATGATGCTTGATCGGCTGAATATCATGTTCTGCCTGACGAAGCGCGGCTGCGCGGGCTTCAACGGCTTTAATCGCTGAATCCATAGCTAATTTACTGTCATTTGCCATCTTCTCTTTATCGGCTCTATCAGCCTCATCTTTGGCTAACTTGTCTTTCTCAGCCTGCTCCGCTTCGTCTTTGGCTAACTTTTCTTTTTCTTCGTCGGTCATCTCGTCCTTCGCTGTTTTGGGGTCTTTCTCGTCGTCTTTGATGAGCTTTTCCACGTCCTCTTCCGCTTTCTTTACAGCTTCAGGGTCGGCATCGTTAGCCATCAGCGGCTTGAAGATGCTCATGAGTTGTTTGATTTTTGACATCAGTTTGAGTCCTGTAGGTAGTGAGTCATATACAAATACATCCGGGCCAGCCCGGCCACTTGGCACGATTGCCACATGGTTACAAACGATGTCACGCATAACGCCATCGTATGGTTCGCCCTCGTACTCGCCCGGCGTCATGTCGAGCCGATAACGGTATGAAGATGAGATTTCTCGCTGCTGTTTGTTCTCTACGCCGATAATGGAATTGATGTCGTAAATGCCCATCGAATTCTTCAGATACGGAGCTTCGTACACTGCGTCAGTGCCAGTCGAACCAATAATGTGTTCTTTTGGCGGGTCAATTACCGACACAGCGATGTGAGTGTCTAGAACTGGTTTGTTGTTGAATGTTGGAGCGGCTTTCCTGAGTTCTTCAGGGTCACGTAGCAACCGGTATGCCTTGTCAGGGTTAAGGCCTAACGCTTCCCAATCGGGTATCTCTTTGCCGTAGTAGACGCAGACGTTAGCCTTGCTGATAGGCGTCAGTTCAACATGAAGCATCCCGTCAACGTCATAGCGACGAACGCTCGCCTTATCGAAGGCAAACTTCACATCTTTCATGTTCTTTCCTGTTTTTCGGGCAATAAAAAAGGCCGCCTAAGCGACCTTGTTCGTTTTATATTTTCAGAATGGCAATACTGGCTTCCATACACACCCGCAATTAGGCTCTTCACCCGGCAACACATGCTGCCCTTTGTCACCGATTGGCAGGCCCTTATCTAGGTCGAACTCCTTCCCGTTAGCATGAACGTGCTTCTTGCGGGGTTCGCTACCGCCGCCACTGTGTAACCAGATGCCTCGCTTAATCCCTGCCGCTTGTTGCCTTGCGTTGGATAGTGCGCTGGTAGCCTTGCGTACCTGGTCACGTGCAATGAATTCAGCACGCCTGCGAGTAATACCATGACGCTTGCCAAAGTTAGCTTCCATTTCGTCAGCCAATCCTTTGCGGTCGCCACCCTTGGCTACTGAGCGAAACACCATCGATTCCACTTCAGTGAAATACTTCTCAGGAATGGAGCGGATTAACGCCACATTCTCTGAAATGATAGCCTCTCGCTTTTCGAGCATAGCCTCAGTCCACTGCATGTTAATTGTCATTGAGTCTTTACGGGCAGCAGCAAGTAATGAGCGGTCAACAGCCTCGCCAGTCTTGTTTGTCACTGATTCGGCAGTAGGTAGCGCCATCTTAATGAAGCGCTCTACCCACTTCCTAGACAGAGCACGCAAAGCACTACGCAACAATTGAACCGGGTTAGCGTCCATCGCCAGTGGGTTATCTTCAAATATCGGGACGATTTGTTTCTTAACATCGTCATTCATTTCTCTGATAACAGCCAGTAACTCTCTGCGATACCAAATGATATTACCGGCGTTATAGTTGACCGCCCGAAGGCTTCTACTCTTCTTCGGTTTCCGGTTCATAGTCACCCTTCAGGTTTTCGAATCCTGCACCTTCAATGCTTTTCAGTGCGTCTCGCGCCTCTTCAGAGTTAATCAGCATGCTATCAGCAGCAGCAACCACGGTTTCAACGCGAGTCTTGTTGGTGTTGGCACGGTCATCATCGCTGACCTCATCAAGCGGTTTAAACTCGAAGTAGATGTCGGGCTTCAGTTCGCCAAACTCTGAAAGCTGGATAATCTTGAAGATGTTCTCAATGGCTCTGCGATAGTCCAGTTCTTGCGAGCCGGATATCGTTTCGTGCCACGTCTCAATCTCAGCATCCCCACTGGCATTCAAACCTGCTGGGGCGTTACCAAACATCTTCAGGTTGGTGGTGCGTGATGGTATGCAGAGTTGCTCTTGGTAATTCGATAGGATGCTTGACAGCTCACTCAGTGATGTCTGCATATGAATCAGATCCTCTTCAGTATCGAGAGCCCATATACCAAAGTTATCCTGATACTTGGTGAACATTTTAATGCGCTTATCAAATTCACCAGGGATTTCTAACCTAGCATCCATATCCGTCTTCAGCGCCCGCATTCGAAGAGTTCGAAGAATCTTTATCACGTTCTTCTTCGCATCTCGCCAGTCAACAACGTAATCCTCCATTAACTGCGTCAGCGAAAGACCGCCGAAGTTATATGATGGTTTTAGAATGTCGGGCACTGGGCGGCTAACGATATCGATGAATCGAGACTCATGCACCGTATCCCCCATCACGAACCATGCTTGGGGTTTGTAGAAATCTGGCCTAAGCGGTTTGTTTGAGTTGTACATCGCCGGATAAACCCAATTAGGGTCTACGCAACGAAAGCCTTTAAGTGAGCCTTTAGTTATCTTGCGCGGGTCTAGAAATAGGGGTTTTTCGTTCTCAAGGTCATCGGCGCCAACATCAATAAAGATGTGTGCCACGCCATACTCTGAGTCCTGCCTTACGGCTTCGTGAATCAAGCGCTTAATGTCGTATTTGGTCAGCGCCTTATCCATTAGGTCGATATCAGGATCACCCTCTTTGGTGCTCTTCACCTCAATCCAGTTTCGCGTCATCTCGTCAGCCATGATGGTATGCATGTTCGCATACTCAACCTGCTGAGACATTGCCGCCAAAATAGGGTAGCCACGAAAGCCAGAATATTCACCACCAATAAACATGCCGTTGATGACATCGTAAGGCGTGGAGTCCATCGCTAGAGCGGATTCTTCTTTATCTTCTGGAATCACACCTGGTAGCGGTTCGTAACGCTTAAACTCAGCAAATGGCTTCTCGCCATTCGCAGCAGACGCCGCATCAAGATGCGCATTTGTAATCTTCGCCAGTTCCCGCCGAGGTGCTTGCACGGCTTGAGCTGTTCGCACAGCCTTCTTTCTTGTCATTGCAGTATCTCGTCAGGAATGTTGAATGGTTTGTGCGCCGGAGCAAATGCCATGATTAGCGAGTCCGCCATATTTGGTGACGGTATGCCACGCTTCTTCATGTCTTTCTTGCTCTCAACCTTCACGCGACCGTTATTGTCGTAGTCAACCCATGGGCGTGACAGCTCAGCCTTGAGGTATTCCAGTTGTTTAATGCCGGAGCTAAGGCTGATTAGCTGATCGTCTGAAAATTGTTTGATGAATTCTTTGTCGTTGGGGTTGGCTTCGAGGTGCTTAACCACTCGCCATGTATTGAAGAAGCGATCACGGACTCCCCACCATGCCTGAGCCTTGATATTGGAGAACATGTCTTTATTGGTCTTGCCTTCAGCATATTTAGCATCTGGTTTGAATACGGCAGCACCTGCGTTAAATCCGCTGGACGGTATCGCACAGACGCGCCTCAGGTGAGCTTTTACGCCTGCACCCACGCCAATGGAGTCGTAAACAATCTCGCTTGCTGTGACGCTTTCTGCGTAGTTTTTGACGCGATCAGATGATGTGATTACATCACCCTTGTTCCACTGCTGGCAGTCCATGACAACAGAGCCGTGGGCCAGTGTTGTAGCGTTGCTATCCTCGCCTTCATCTGCTACGTCAAAACCGACTCGCTTACGACCAGAAGGGGCGAAGCCAATCAGTTTATGGGCATCTATAGCGGCAGCAATCCACGATGGCTTGATAATTGCCAAGTCACTGTCGGCAACCGGCTCACCTTCCCAAATGTGCAGGTAAAGGTCGTAATCACGTTCTTTGCATTCAGCCATTTGCGCAGGGAGCGGTGAGTCATGGAAGTGAGGGTTGTCGTTGTAATTGGCTTTCAGAACAATCGCCCCAGCAGGAGGCCTGACGATGAAGCGCTGATACGTATCGTCAAGAATGTTCTTCGGGTTAAAGCTCACCCATATCTCTGAGTGTTTGTCGCCTCGTATGGATGGAATCAGTACATCCCATGAGTCTTTTGTTACCGCCTCGGCCTCTTCTACCCAGCAGATTCCAACGCCCTGTATGGATTTTATTTTTGTGACGTTGTTTTTAATGCCGGAGAATACGAAGCTAGCACCGGTTGCTAGGTGAATGATTGTGTTTTTCTGGATTTCGAATTCTGTGGAATAACCGAGACGATCGATAGTCTCACATAGCAATTTGTGGACTGAGTCGCTAATAGAACCCTGAAACTCGCGAGTACACAAAATTACCGTGTTAATGCGTCGTGCAACCTCCACGGCAAGTTCCGCAAAGAAATATGACTTCCCACTTCCACGGCCGCCGTAAGCTATTTTGTATGGAGCGCTTTCGGCGAATGGCTTGAAATGTGGATTAGCCATCGAAGATGTCCTTAATAGATTTGTGCTCGACCTTAACTCCGCCACTCAGCTCGACAATCACTTTGTCCAGGCCGGTCAACTTGGCCTTGCCCATTGTTGCGGCTACGGCTGCTGATGATTGTGGCGTCTCAGCCGCTAAAGCTGATTTCCGAGCCTCTTCCAATTCTCTAATCAAAGAGTCAACAGTGACGTGATGGCGCTGCTTAATCTCACCCTGCAATTCGGCAATCCTTGCCGTGATCTTGCCGTTGTCTAATGACTCTTTAGCTTTCCGGTTAATGGTCTCAGGTTTCATCTTGTCAGCAGCATACGCCGTCCGATATGCCTCAGAAGCATTACCCGTTTCGATGTATGCCTGACAGAATGTCTCTTGCTTCTGTGTCAGGCTTGCCATGGTTATTTCTCGTCTGAATACTGCGTGATAAAGGTTTCTCTAATAAGTTCGGCTCTAAACTTAGCCCCCCTGATGGATCCGGGTAGAATTTGAGTAATGTCTACCCCTGATGCCCCCAAATCTCTTAACGCATCAAGTTCTTCATCAAGCTTCCCAAGCAGCCAATCGCTGGCCTTATCTTGAATTATTTCTGGAACGACGCGAGCAAACTCAGTTTTATCGGTCACCATCATTTCCTTACTTCAAATTTGAATCCGTGGCCTGCAATAAAGCGAGATAGCAGCCTTGCTACGGCTTGACGGAGTTGACCCGTCTCGTTGTTCAACGATCGTTTTAAACGATCAATAGCCGATTATTGATCTGTACAACCAATTTCCATCCCTCTGATTTGACTGTCATTCTTTTGCAAAACAAAAAGGATGATGACTATGTGGGCTAAATTTAAAAGTTGGTACATGGCTGCAACAGTGAGCTACTCCACCCTGGCATTGGGGCTAACCTTTACAGGGATGGCCTCTTTGGTCGGGATCGCCTATCTGATATATGAGTGCTTTTAGTTAATGGAGAGCCGTTGTGAAAGTGGCTCTCAGTTTTTCTTTTAGCTGGCAATATCGAGCGTTAACTTCAGTTGCTCCTGCCAGAATTCCACGGTTGCTTCTAGGGCAGGTTTGTCCCAGCGCCAACGTGCCATTTCTCGTGCACCACCACTTGCTTTTGATTTCCGGTCATCGCGAATTCGGCAGGCCTGGTCATAGTTTTGCTGCTCCGTTAGCTCACCACGCAACAAGCTATCTATATGCAAATCACACCAGACAGCGAACCGAGCATCGCACCAACGCGCAAAAGCGACCGATAGCTTTGGATGAAGCCATGTACCACCTCCGCGATCCTTTCTCGCCTTACTGGTTTTTACATACCTGCATTTCGAGGGATGTAGAATTTCAGACTCCACACCAGTCATTGCCTCATCCAGCGCCCGGATGTATTCAAGCGTTTCAAATCAGCCTCATCCAGTTGTCGATGCGCTTACCAAATTTCTCAGCAACGTCAGTGACGTTTACCCAACCTTCAGTGTTAAAGCGTACTGATTCGCCTTTATAGCTAAGAGGGATAATGTTCATTCGGATATACCTTTTAGTGATGAACCTTGTTCGCACAGGAATACGGCCCTCAGAAGGCTCCGACAGCCAGCCGGTTCCTCAAGGGTCATCCTGAAAGGTTCTGAGTGATTTGCGCTGCGATGCGCTGGATTTACTGCATAAAAAAAGCCCGACCTAAGTCGAGCCTTTTGTGTTTTTTTGCCTAACAAGCCTACGAAACGGCCATTTCAATCAAATCTGTGAAGTCCAAGCACATGTCTAGCCTGTGTCCGTGATCATCCACGAAGTTATATTTCTTAAAGTGTTCGATCATCTCTTTGGCACTTTTGCCACTTAAAGGAGATTTATCAATTGATTCGTCAACCTGTTTCATCTTCAAACCTTCATTCAGTTGGTTACGATAGTGCAAGTTCCACTTTGGAAATTGCTTTTCTAGGAGGCGGTATTTATCAATATTCGAGAGTCCCGGCCTCCATTCACACGTCATTAATGAACGCACCGTCTAAGGGGCAGTATTTTGATGCGCATATCAAAAAAGCTGGCTACCCTTACCGCAAAGTTGGGTGATTAATTCAGCGGGGATGCTGTCCCCACCTTCTCTTACCTCGCAAGACAAACGTTATTGATATACGCCTGCAAGCCGTTTATTTGGCTGGTTGCAATTCCGATTCGCTCGCGGAGACTGAGATAATCCCGTTCAGCGGCGTTAGTAAGTCTGGCGCTGGCATCATCAACGCTGCTGGAGGTGGCTGTGGCTTCGGGCAATCGCTTACAGCTGGCGTTGAGCTGCAACCGCTTAGCACCAGTAGCGATATCAGCACGAAGGCGCTCGTTCTCAGATTTGGCATCTGCCAGTTCCTTGGTGTATTTGATATCGATAGCAGCAACCTGCTGGCGCTGAATTAGCATCGTGTCAATGGCTGACTGTCTGCTGTTGGCTATCTGGGTAATGTCAGAGACGTCGCGCTGTAGCCTGGTTACTTGCCCGTGGTAATACATCAGGCCGAATAGCAGAGCCACCGTTACAGCGATGAGTATTGCCGTTACGCGACTCATGACAGGAAAAGCTCACGCTCAGCCGCCCGGCGATTAGTCAGGCCTTTCATTTCTTTCCCACCTGCTTTATTCCATTTCAGGAATTCATCCGCAGCGCCCTTTGCATCACCCGCGTTTACCTTTTTCATCAGCGTCGATGTGCTGAGCGCTCGGGTTCCGATGTTGTAGGCCAGCGATACCAAGGCGTCGAATTGATTCTGGGTTACGCCGATTTTGAGCATCTGGTTAACGCCCTGCTCGAACTGGACAACTCCGCATTTCAGCAACCGGTCGGCGGTAGGCTGATCGATAGTCATGCCGCGAACCACGGGCTTACCATCTACTGGATGAGTCCAGCCGTAACCAATTGTCCAGGGAGCGCCGCCGGTGCCAGGGTCTGGATATGCCGTCAATTTGCAGCCTTCGAATTGTTTTATTAGATTGATTCCGGTGCTACTGATTTGCATTGTCAGCCCCTGTCTTATTGCCAACGATGCGCTTTAGCACCGAACCAATGTAATCCGTACCCATGTACCCAATGAACACGCTGGCAATTAATGACCAGTCAGGGTTCAGCCCGGCTATAACCAATACATCTTTGATAAACCATGCCATCACTGAGCACATGGCCGCATCAAGCATACGTTGCGTTTTACCTCCTCCGGCATACCAGCCACGCAAGTAAGCCATCAACGCAGCCAGTGCCGCGCTAAGTAACTCACCCCGGTGGTCTGCTATCCAGGCAATGATGAGCATCCATACATCCGGTGATTTCAACATTTTCATGACCCACCCCCCGTTTGGGGAAAATCTTCCCCGGCATTTGGTCGGGTGCTGTTGTGTAGGGAATAGCTCGCCGGGGCGAAGTCATTGCCGCCGCTGCTGATGCCCTGAAGAAAAGCGCCAACCTTTCTGATGTTACTAATGCCTCAAAGTCCCTATCAAATATTGGTGGGTTTGCATCTAAAGGAGATCTTGGGACAATTAATTTAAATGCGCTGGGTGATAGGGCAACCTCTGCGGGTGTGTGGTACCAACCCACCGACATATTGGCAACCTCGGCGGCGAATTATCCGATTCAATCATCTGGAACACTGCTTGTCACGCAATCAGCTTATGGATGCCAGCAAGAGTATACAGCCTACTCTGGTCGTAAATTTGTTCGTGGATTATCTAGTGCATGGACTGGATCAGGGCCATGGGCATCATGGGTTGAGTTTTACGGGCCCAATAACAAACCAACCTCCAATGACATTGGTTCTCTTGCTAAAATCAGTAATCTCTCTGATGTTACAAATCCATCTTTGTCCCTGACAAATATTGGTGGTCTTGCCAAAATCAGTAATCTCTCGGATATTGCAAATCCATCTTTGGCGCTGTCAAATCTTAGTGGATTCCCTATTAAAGGGTCTTTGGGTACTTCAGATTTAAATGGTTTTGGTAATATTACGTCAAGCGTGGGTGTTTGGTATCAATCCGTCGATTCTCAAGCAACTCCTGGTAGGCACTACCCGGCAAATACAAGTGGAACACTGCTTGTCACGCAATCAGCTTATGGATGCCAGCAAGAGTATACGACGTACTCAGGACTGAAGTTTGTCCGTGGTCTGACCGCTGAGTGGAATGGGGCGGGCCCATGGTCAGAATGGAAACAAATCTCAGCACAACAGCCGAAAACAGTAACCACCAGAGATTATATTCGCATACCTGATGTTCCTGGTGGATTGATCATTCAATGGTTTGCTGGCCCATCCTCTACTGGTGAGAGCACCATGGGTCCACTCTCGTTCCCTATAGCATTCCCAACTGCTTGCGTGTTCTCCAGCGTGTCCACTCTGGGGAATGGTACGGGGTCATGCGACCAAATGTTTCAAGTGACATCAACCAACTTAAATTCTATTACCCTATTCTCACAAGTATTTGGTTCTGGGTCAGTTCCTGGAACAGCTAATCCACTTGTTTTTGCTATCGGATATTGAGGGAAATGCAATGGTATATTACAGCGCTAATTTAAATGGATTCATACCTGCAGCATGGAAAGATGATGGTACATATAACAAGAAAACCTGGCCAAGTGATGCTGTTTTACTTTCTGATGAGGAATCTAATGAATACTGGAAAACTACTCCACCAGATAGGAAGACCATAGGGTCATTAAATGGACGGCCAGTATGGGTTGATATACCACCGCCTTCACCTGAAGAATTGATATATCGCGCTGTCCAGAAAAAAAAGGCATTAAGGGAGGCGGCTGATTCTGAAATTGCCTGGCGGCAGGATGCTGTTGATATGGGAGATGCGACAGAAAAAGAAAAGGCTGACCTCACAGAGTGGAGAAAATATCGAGTTTTGCTGATGCGTGTTGACGTTTCAACTGCGCCAAATATCGAGTGGCCACTAAAGCCTGAGTGATTTTTTATAGGCCACGAACGATGCGGCCTATAAAGATTTAACGAAATTCTGGCGGCCACACCGGCACCACGTAGCCATTATTCACCGCTTCCGTCAGTAGCCAGCGGGATTTATCCAGCCCGGCAATCACTGGCAACTCAATCAGCGGCCAGCTCGCCAGCGTCGGCCACTGTTTGAACGCTAAACGAGTGGCGATTAGCTCGCTGCGCTGCTCTTCCGTCAGCGGTACGTCGTCAATAGAATAATCACTGACCATCATGGGATCGGTGGCTTGAATGAAAGCATCGCGATAGCGGCGAGCACGGGCGGCCAATTCATCATCGGTAGGGACATAAACGGGAATATCCTCCCAAACTGGCTGGCCTTGCTTTCCGGCTATTCTGGTTTTACCGGCTGGCGAAGCACAGGCAAAAAACGTCTGATAAGTCTCGTCCGTTATTTTAACGGCATCCTCCGGCCAACTTTGCGCAGCCTGATATTCCGTTTTTAACGATTCTGGATAAGCGGCATTATTCGCTGGGCTGTAGAAATAATTCATTTAAACCTCACTTAATAACCAATAACGCGCCACATAACTCTTTGCGCTGTAGGGATGTTTTCCCCGCTTTTCTTGCTCAGTGGGATCGCTGCCCATGTTCTTGCTAACATATCCGCAGCGAGCGTTTTTCCTATTATCGAAATATCGGTGATGCCGTGGAGTGTCACACTCATATTTAAAACTTTATTGGGGAACGCTATTGGGAAAAAAGCGTCAGCATAAAAAAACTGGTCATTTGATCTGGAAAAGGATGATTCTCCCCATTGTTCAATTAAACCATCGGGTCGCTTCATCCAGCCTGTTGAGGTCATTGAGCTGGTAAAACTCCACATATCCGGTATCTGATTAATCCCAGTGCCGACATCTCGCTTAGCCGCTTCTTTTTGGGCGTAGGTTTCACCCTTGTTAAGCATCAAGAAGCAATACACGCATACGGATTGCGGTAACTGAGTCATGCCTGCTCCCCTTGAATCTGGATAACTGTTAACTCACGCCCAAATACCGCACCAGTGTCGATATAGAATTGGTTTTTAAATTGGCTGGGTTTACTCATTGGCGTATGGCCGAAGATAAACTGCTTTGCCCCAGTTATTTCTGCACCTAAACCATCCATAGCGTCACCCACGCGATCCCGATTCCAAATAACAAGCTCCTCACTAACCGGCTTTCCGTAATAATATTCATTGCCAGGGTAGTCGGCGTGGGCCACTACATATTTACCGCTGTCAGTTGTCACTTCGATCACCAGCGGCAGCGCAGCGGCCTGATTAATTAAGCTGGTTGCCAATAGTTTTTGGTCGGGGTCGAGACAGAAAAACCACATTCCGCCGTTAGCTACCCAGCATTCAGCCATTCCATATTTTCCATCCAGTGCATCAATCGCCATTTGCTCATGATTGCCACGAACCGCACGAAACCAAGGCTGCGTTATCAGGTCGAGGCATTCGACGTTCTGTGAACCTCGGTCAATCAGGTCGCCTACGGATATCAGCAAGTCTTTGCTCTCATCGAAATCTACTGAGAGTAATTTCTCATCGAGCTTATTCAGGCAGCCGTGGATATCACCAACGACAAATATTCGTCGGTAATCGGCCCCGTTAATCTTTTGGTAAATATCAGGCATTCTTTCTACTCCTGAGTCTTAGCCAGCGTTTAGCTAATAACGGATAGATAGCGTCATATGTGGGTATTTCGCTGGCGGGGATTGGGGGTTTAGGTTTGGTTCGGGATGTCTTGCGGAAGATAAGATTGTCTAGGGCGAAAACTATGCTGCTTTGCCTTTGTCGCATGGTGTATTTCCCCACCGGTTAGCCCACTCGATTTCCAGCTTGGATGCATCGCTGAATATCACGCCCTGCTCAGTGCCGAACCAGTAGATAGCCTCGATAACCTCCACCATCTCACTCACTCGCATCTTGCTAGTACGCTGGCCGAACATCACCACCCCGCCGCCGATTCCAGGAGCCGTACGCTGATCCTGATTTTTGGCCTTAGCCACCATCGCAGTAATCAGGTCTTTCCAGTCAGCTTCATCGTACTTCTCACCGAACCAGAGAACCTGTTTTGATAGGTCGTGCAAAAGTGGCCACATTTTCCGATTCTGGTCATTGCTGCGTTTCTTCTCCTGAATGAGAACCTCAATCGGCTTTTTCTCATCAAGCGGCACACTGCGGATCGCTGCTATGGCGTTGTCACGTACCTGGGTATTTCGGAGTAGATAGGTATGCTTTGTCATAGTGGCTTCTCCGGTGCGGCGGCTAGCATATTGGCATAGCGCTCTTGCATACTTTCAAAGCTGCCTGTTAATCCCAATAGCGTGAGCATGGCTAAAGTTGCCTCTTTCGGTAATAGTTTCCAACCTTCCGGAATTACCGGAGAGTTCAACTGTGGGGCGAGATAGACAGGGATATCACCTGCACCGCCCTCAGGCCAAATATCAGCATCAGAACCGGATCGAAGATAATCCAAATGGTTTTGCTCTAAATAACCAACAGGCTCAGCCCTCTTTGCAGCTAACGCGATGCGGGCTAGTGCTGCGATTTCCCTGAAATTAATCAGATTAGTGACTCTGTTTGGTCGATAATCGCAAAGGCTTTCTAGTCTCTCAGATGTAAATCTATCTAATTCTTTCATGGCTTTACCTCAACGTTAATAAACCCGCCACAGCCACACTTTGGGCAGCATTTTCTTTTGGTGCCAGAAGACTCATCACTCATGACAACCCTCTCTAGCTTCAAGTGGTGATATCTGCATGCTACGCACATTACGGCTTCCGTTGTTTTCATTCACTCTCTCCCTTGATTCGAATGCCAGCAGTTCGGAGGGCGTTGGCGGTGGCACTCAACCCTTCGTTGTAGGCGGTATCAGTGTCGAAGTTTTCATCTCGCTGGTCTGGAAACTCCACCTCAATGCTTTCTCGCGACGCTTGCCACGCTGTCCGCATATCTAACACTGACGCTTTAGCTAAGTTGGTTAACTCGCCATCGTCGCCACACTCAAATGCAAGGCGGTAAGTCGTTGGGATTTTCGATTTAAGCCAAGCTTCAAACTCTTCCCGCGATTTAGTTATGTCCATCATGCAGCCCTCTTCGATTCGTATCTGGCGCAGGTGATAGCAGTCCAGGCAATCAGTTGTGCGCGTTTCATGTGAAGCTCCTTCAGCCGGTCAAGCCAGATAAATACCGGGCCGGTGTAGCCGTTGTGAGCAAGGCGAATATATTGCTCAATGGTTAATTCATCTTCGCGAGTCAGTTCCATTAGAAACCACCTTGTTTTTTAGTTGACCGGCGCTCAGATTCAGCCGCCTTTGCTTTAGCCTGATCCTGGTTGCAGTCATAGATTGCGCCATGACGTTGCTCGACGAATACCACCCCGCCGCTGCCGTGCCGGTTAAGCCGGAGTAGTAATTCGGTGTCCTGCTGATTGGCGTTTTCGTCGTAAGCACCTTCGCGGTATATTCCCAGCCAGTAATCACAGTCTTGCTCAATCTGTCCTGTGTCGCGGGAGTCGCTTGGTTGAGGCCGCTTATTGACGCGCCTTTCTAAATCACGGTTTAGCTGAGTCAGCAGAACGACAACGCAATCAAGTTCTTTGGCGAGGTTCTTTAGCCCCTTGGTGATCATCCCGTAAGCCAGATCATTACGGTCTGCTTTTTCGGCTGACATCAGTGTGAGGTAGTCAACTAATACCATGCCTACAACACCACGTTCGCGCTTGATGCGGCGGCACTCAGAAACGATGTGAGACAGTGAAAGTCCCGGCGTATCGTCGATGTACAGATTGCCACTTCTCGCCAGCTCTAACCCTTTCGCAGACGCCAACGCAAAACGGTTATCGTCGTACCCATCAAGATAAAAATTACTGCTGGATACTCCTGAGGCTTGGGAAATCATGCCTTCGCCAAGCTGCACATCAGGCATTTCAAGGCTAAACGCCAGCGCCGGGAGATTCTCATTCAGTGCGCAGTTGATAGCCATGTTTGAATAGAGCGTTGTCTTACCCATTTTGGGGCGGGCACCAACCACGAACAGTGACCCTTTCACAATTCGCTTAGGTTCCAGCATGGCGTCCAGTGATGCGATCCCGCTGGTTAACCCAACAGCTCGCGGGTCACCGGAAAGTCGTTGTTCGACAACATCAACCCAATCTGAGAACACACTCTCGAATGTTCGCAGTCCTCTGCGGTTACCTGTCTTGGCGTGATCTGTGATCTCGGTAGATAGCGCCTGTATCGCCTCAAGCTTTTGGGTCGCCGTCATACCGTTGTTGGCATAAAGCAACTCGGTCATCGCATTTGTTTTGGCAATGCTGTAACGAGTGATCGCCTTATCGCGTACTTCCATCGCGTAATGCACGATATTCGCGGCGCTGGGGGTGTTCTTCGATAGCTCTGCCATGTAAGCAAAACCACCTACAGTGCTGCTAATCCCCTTGTTCTCCATCTGGTTGAATAGTGTCAGAAGGTCAATAGGGATCTGCCTGCTAACCAAGTCTTTAATTTCAGAAAAAATAACTTGGTGCGGGCGGGTGTAAAACGATTCGGGTTTCAGCATGGACAGGACTTTAGCAACGTTATCACTGCCGTCATCCAGCATCAGGCCGCCAAGAACACTCTGTTCTGCGTCGAGGTTGTGTGGTGGTGTTTTGTAATCAACGGTCATCCTTGGCCCCCTCTCGGACTTGAAGATAAGTTTCATCGTTCAGGAAATACTCCAACCCTTTTTTCTGCCACGTCTTTCCGGAGCGAGTATCAGGGCGGTCTTCCAGCATCCAGCGGCAATTGGTGGAAATGTAAGTCAGGTAGGCTTTCCAGCTTTCCAGCGTGAATGGCTGGCTGTCCAGTTGGCGAGTTATCTTGCTGGCTTTCACCCAGAAGGTTTTGATCAGGTTGCGTCGCTTGTCACTGAGTGCTCTTATGCCTTTGGCTTCTGGCAGAATGTCGTGATAAGCATTGACCACATCTTCACAACTGAATGACGGTTTTTTCTTTTCCGGTTTATCGGCTGAAGAGGGACTCTCTATTACGTTAGTAATAGAGTTATTAGTTATTTCATTGTTTGTGGCACTTTGTTGGTAATCTGTTGGCACAACCTCCGCGCCAGCGCTTGGCGTAAGCGGCTTTGCGTTGGCACTTTGTTGGTAATCTGTTGGCACTAAATTTGGCTGATATTCGTCGTATTTTGTGACGTAAATTAATGAGAATTTCTTGGTGGTTGACTTGGTGATCATCCCAAGTTTTTCAAACTTACCGATGAGATATTTAATGCGGTTACCGGTAATACCGGTTGCCAGTTCCAGCTTATTTCTGCCAGTCATAAACTCTCCACGACGAACCATGACATCACCCAGCTCAGTATTAACTATTGCCGGTGCGTGATTAGCGGTAAGTATGAAATGTATCCACAGGTGAACTGCCTCAGAATCCGTCCTGTAGAAGGGCAGTTCCATTATTTTTCTATGCATCAAGGCAAACCCCTTACCGGTTGCCTCCGGCCTTGCTGTGTCTGGTTGACGAAACGCTAAGACGTTACTCATTGGCCTTCCCTCTTCTCGCTTCTATGCCGCGGAATATCTCTGCAAACTTGCGGCCAAAAACGTGGTTGTCATTGCAGACCATGAGAAGCTCATCAGGCTTTGCCGCCCGTTGATATTGAGTAGCGTCTGACGTATTGCTATTTGGTTTTTTCTTTCGCATAATTACTCCTGTTGTTTTGTCCAGTTAAAACGACATTGTTATCTGCTCTGCTGAATCCCTGGTGGCCGCCGGGGATTTTTGTTTTGCGAGCAGCAACGCCACTGACTTAGCCAGCCTTGCCATCTCGTCATCGACCACTCCCCACTCCAAAACAGCCAGAAGCATTGATATCTTCGGAATGAAGCTTTCTTTCCAGCGTGATATCTGTGACTTATCAACGCCAACAGCGTCAGCAATATCAGTGACGCCTCGTAATGCAATCTTGTTCAGTAGTTGGCTCTCAATGATTCGAGCCTTGTTGCGTGTGCTTGCACGTTCCATGCGTAATACTTCCCTTTCTGATTAAGTGCGTAGTCAGTCCGTGGGATTGACCACTTTGTTGGTGCCCTCGAGTCAGGGCGGTTAAGTTGTGTAAAGAGCGGTGTTTCTATGCAGCTTTTGGCGGGAAAATTTCATCTAATGTGTCGTTGCTTCCCAACTCATTAAGCGCCATTACTATTCGACGACATGACTCAAGATCAGGAACTCGGATACCTGATTCATAGTTGGCAACTCGTGACTGTTTCCAACCGCAGGTGTTTGCAAGAACTGACTGAGTGACGCCAAGTTTTTTCCGTACTGTGGCAATTTGATTCATTTGGTTTTCCTTAATGATTCACTCAACCTCAATTAAACACGTTTTGTGTTTTAATTTCAACACAAATCGTGAAAGCCAATTAACACGGATTGTGGTAAATAGATGTGCATGAATACGAATGATGAAATTGCAAAAAGGCTGAAAAGCCTTAGAGAAAATAAAGGCCTTACCCAAGGGGCCTTGGCAAGCCTGTGCGGATGGAAATCACAGTCAAGAATTGGGAATTATGAATCTGGCGCTAGAAAATTAAGCACTAGCGATGCAGAAACAATCGCTAAGGTTTTGGGGGTTTCGGCATCTCAAATTCTTTTTGGCGATCAGGAGCCATCAAATTTTTCTTACGTTGGCCCTAATATCAAGGGGGAGAAATATCCACTAATCAGTTGGGTTAGTGCCGGGGCATGGTGCGAAGCTATTGAACCCTACGCACTAAAAGATATCGATGAGTGGTTTCAGTCAGACGCGAGAATTGAAGGTAATGGCTTTTGGTTGCGTGTTGAGGGTGACTCGATGACAGCCCCTACTGGGCTTAGCATTCCTGAAGATACACTCGTTCTTTTCGATACTGGAAGAGAAGCAAGAAACGGCAGTCTAGTTATTGCGAAGCTGGAAACAGCTAACGAAGCTACATTTAAAAAACTGATCATTGACGGCGGAGCTAAATATTTGCGTGGTCTTAACCCCGCATGGCCTCTTGTGCCGATTAATGGGAATTGCAAAATCATTGGCGTAGCTGTCGAAACCAAAATGCGGTTAGTCTAATACCCTAACCCACTGCTAGCCCTACCAATTTCGGGCACGCCAGCACATAAACAAGACGACCGTTAGGTTAGTAACCGAAGCAATTAATGCGACAGTGGCAAGAATATCGGAACCTGAGAAAGACATAGGGATATCTCCATGACATACAGTGATGCGGTTGCAACTATTGCAATAATTATATCAGTCGTTGCATTACCTGCAACATACTATTTTGGCTACAAGGCTGCCGTGAGGAACGATAATCGCAAAGAATGGAATGCTATTGCGGAACCGATTTTAGCCGAATTGGAGTTGATACAAAGCATATGGGAGGGCAATGATTCGCTAAGCGTCGACCCGCTGCCTTACCAAAACATAGAAATGCTATCCCGTAGAGTAACTAACAAAAAGAGCAAAGAATTGAAAGCTGTGTGGGATAGATATTATCAATGCAGGGACAGGATAAAACGGCCTGAACAGCATGATGATATAAGCGCTATCTATCGTGACGGAATTGAGTCAGTAAAAGCACTCAGAAAAATAATGAGGCTTAGGTAAACCCACTGCTAGCCCATAGAGATTTAGCAAATATAAATAAAGGTCTGGTTATGGAAAAAATATCATTTATTTACACCCACGAAATCAGAGAGGGTGATCCAGCCAGGGTGGTTAGGCAACCAGAACCTTGGATTAAAGTCTCAAATATTCCAGGAAGAATTAATCTTGGAATAATTTTTGGGTTATTCATAAGATCCTATAAAACATATAAAATTGTTGTAGATGTCCTCCATGAAGACATTAGTATTATGAATGACACCAAAGACAAGTTATCGGCTGAACCGTTAGTTGCCGCATCCCCTTCAGCTGACGATTATGTGAGCATAGAAAGCATGGCTCTTCTTGGATTGAATGTTAAAAATGAAGGCGCGCATAAGGTGGTTTGTTCCATATATTCCTCCCCAGACCAAATAGAAAATGAGAAAATATTGCATTCAGCTGAGTGTTATTTTTTTGTATCTAAAACGCAGGGAGCGCGCTGATGGTTGAAGCGGTCAACATCATAACCAGAGCCCCTGTCATTGCAGATGATCAGGATATGGGCGATAATCGTCAACATGGTAGCGGGAATGGAGGAGGTGATGACATGCTTGAAAGAGTAAAAGATTTAGAAACCAAAGTCGCCACTCTCGTAACTGACGTGGCCATCATCAAAGATAAACTAGCTTCAAAAGAAGACATCCAATCAGTGAAAACTGAGTTACATAAAGAACTTAATAATCAAACTTGGAAAATTATTGGATCTCTTGTTGTAGCTGTTTTGATTGCGGTTTTGTCAAAATATTATATCAAGTAAAATGCTGTCGCTTAGAAACCCGGCCCCGCTGCCGGGTTTTTTGCGCCTGTAATCTGACAATCTCACCACCCTGCCCGCTTTAAACACTACTCACCTCACACTTTTCACGCCTGATATCCAGGTGCGAAGGGTCACGTCTGAATTATTTTCAAATTAAATTACATTAAAAATCAATAACATCACACTTAAGCGCCCCAATTAAACACAATTCGTGTTGACGATCAAAACACAATCTGTGATTATTTATCCCATCAACACGGCAGGACGCCGAAGTGGTACGACAGGAAGCACGCTCTTTAACAATTAGATTGCCCTGATACGAGGGCACCAAAGAGAAGTTGGCTTTGGCGGTGCTGGTAAGACAACGGCCTTGTGAATAAGCAAACCGGATCGCAATGCGAACGTGATGCCAAATCGATAGCTGTTAGAAGCATCAAGGAAATCCGGTAACTACCGGCACCACCAAAGCCAATCACCGGAGGTAATCATGAATTCGAGAGAGCGACGCACAGCTCGTTACAGAGCTAAATGTGCAGCAGAGGGTCGGTTAGAAAAGAACATCGCTACAGCCCTCACAGGCTGCACAGCTCGGGTATACAAAGCAACGATTCCTGTACCGGTTCGCAGCGCCGAGCAGCCAAGCGCGGACAATATATGTTTGCCTGAAGTGGCTAAGTTTGCAGCAGGCTTCCGTAAGAGTGAGAGCGTTACGGCGCGGTAGTGATTTTAGTAGCGCTTCATGCTGTGTGGGATATGTACATCAGGGAGCGGTGGTACTTTATTCATGCGGTATTCATTTTGGCATCGGGGGCACTGATGAACAAAGAAATTATTGGACTTAACTGTTTGAATGCTAGGCTGAAGTATAGATATCTGGTGATCGCCGAAGCAGTGTGCACAAAGGTCATGAGGCTCAATAACGTCATCGGAAGAAGACTTAGATCTGTACACGACAGATCCACCTTCCGTTTTGTGAAGTTCGTAGTTCTCGGCCTGCACAATAAACATCTCGATTTTGTTATTTTCTTCGCGAAGCTGTCCTGTGATGTATCGCTCAGCCTGATAAAGGCCAGAGAGTTCCGCATTAAGCATCTGTAACTCAGTAATTTTTTCTGAAAGATCACCTGCTGCTTTCCTGATAACTAATTCATCACGACTTTCTTTTATTATCTTCAATAAATCAAAAGCTTGCTTTGCTGCAGTCAAACTAGAAAAAACGTCCATTTGAATAATTCTCTAACTGTAGGGGTGATTACAGTTTATTCGATTTCTTGCTGTAGGGGTATAGCAGAACCACCGCCGCCTGACGTGGTTAAAGATAGTTCAGGCAACTATTTATTGGTCATCGCACCAACCGCAAAGAAGCCCACCACATAGTTAAGGGGTAAGAGAATGACACTTTCTTTCACTGTTCTGGCTGGCAAGCCGGATAACGACGACGGCGCGTATTACGAGAACATTAAGTTCTGTGACAGCGCTGACAGCATGGAAGCTGCGCAGAAGATTGTTCAGGACAACAAGCTTTATACCTATCCGATATGTCGGATTGAGGTTACAGGATTCAAGGCTGCATAACGCGGCCTTTTTTATTGGCTGGTAAATGAGGAATGAATGATGAGTCAATATCGAAACATAAGCATTGAATGGCTTCAGCGAATGCATGCGGATGGATATGTAGCTCTGTGTGACGGTGATTTACAGGAAGTATTAGATTTCATCTCGGAACCCCAGTGATCTTACCCCTGCCACTTAACCGGTGGCAGCAATAAGACCACTGAAACAAACAACGAGCTGCTTAATGCGGCTTTTTTATTCCAAAAATTCAAGGAAGCAGCATGAGCAAAGAAACAGTTATTACCTTTAAAGGCTTCGACCAAAATCTTCAGTGCCGTGGCTACCAGTTCGAAATTGGCAAAACGTATACGCATGAGGGCAAGGTCGAGGCATGCGGCTCTGGCTTCCACGCTTGTGAATGCCCATTTGATGTTTTCGGATATTACCCGCCAACAAATAGCCGGTATGCAGTAACTGAATCATTTGGTGTTATTGACCGCGAAGATGATGGCGATACAAAAATCGCAAGCGCCAGCATAACCATCACAGAAGAACTAACCCTCCCTCAGTTTATTCAGCGCGGGATTGATTGGATCTGGAGCAAAGTTGATAAGTCGCTTGAACAGCAGATCATGACCGGAAACCAGTCAGCGGCAACCAACACTGGCAACTGGTCAGCGGCAACCAACACTGGCTACCAGTCAGCGGCAACCAACACTGGCGACTGGTCAGCGGCAACCAACACTGGCTACCAGTCAGCGGCAACCAACACTGGCGACCGGTCAGCGGCAACCAACACTGGCAACCAGTCAGCGGCAATCAACACTGGCTACTGGTCAGCGGCAACCAACACTGGCTACCGGTCAGCGGCAACCAACACTGGCTACCAGTCAGCGGCAACCAACACTGGCGACCGGTCAGCGGCAACCAACACTGGCTACCGGTCAGCGGCAACCAACACTGGCAACTGGTCAGCGGCAACCAACACTGGCTACCAGTCAGCGGCAACCAACACTGGCAACTGGTCAGCGGCAACCAACACTGGCTACCGGTCAGCGGCAACCAACACTGGCTACCAGTCAGCGGCAACCAACACTGGCAACCGGTCAGCGGCAACCAACACTGGCGACTGGTCAGCGGCAGAGGTGTCTGGATCGCAATCTGTAGCGGCTTCATTCGGTGATGGTGGAAAGGCTAAAGCGTCAGAAAGCGGCGCAATCGTCCTGTGCTACCGAAATGGCGAAGGCGAACTAATTCATATCCGTGCCAGTAAAGTAGGCGAGAACGGAATTAAGCCGGATGTTTGGTATTCGCTGAATGAGAATGGCGAGTTTGTAGAAGCGGAATAACCCCTCCAACTAAATAGGTGAGATATGAAAGAGGTAATTTGGAAAAATCCATCTGAACTTCCAGTTGTAAAGCGTGGAGGCGATATAAAAATATGGGCCGTTGTTGATATCTACCAGTATGAAATTAAATATGGCGGCCTTGGTATAGATGGAAAAGCAGAGCGAATAGCAACATTAAAAGAGGTTAATCGCCGAGTAGTTGAGTTGAATTATTTGAACGCCGAAGCAACCCATGAAGAACTGCTTTCTTTTGAAGAGAATGGTGATTTTCCACCTGGCACCCCTAGCGGCTTAGATGACTGGACTAACGAAGATGGCGAGTTTATTGGATTCACTGGCTACTACGCTCAGTACCCAGATGAAGGTCGAATGTATTTCGAAGAGTTCAAGTTAGGCGCTGATGGCAAATACCAAACAACTAGCAATTGGACTGACAAACTACCTGAGCGTGTTCTGCTAGCATGGGGAGAGTTTGAAAAGCCAACAGTCCCTGAATCTATACCAGAATAACCCCCCCCACCAATCCCCAGAGTAAATAACTGACATCATCGTCGGTGTTTTGCTGTGGGCTAAACACAAGGAAATGAGCATGGGTATTTTATTTACCAACACAGACACAAACCCCTCAGTTGATAGCGGAAAGTCCAAAGCGGTGAAAATCGGCGACTTCACAATATCAAATTATGCAGACGGAATAATTTGGATTGAATCCGATTCGGCTGGTGACGCTGGGTCATTTGACTTCAAAAAGTTCGAATCCGCCATTAAGTCTTTTTACGAAGCAAACTTATAAGGAAATGAGCATGAGTGATGAAAAAAAGGAACTGGCGCTCGTCACCTTGCCAGCTGAAAAAGTAGATTTGGAAGTTGCGTTACTGAATGACAAATTCATTGATGAGCTGATTGATAACGTTCGCAAGACAGCCGGTTCAGTGGTTGGCGACCTGAATACGGCAAAGGGTCGCGGCGTTTATACACGATGGCTGACAAAGTGCGTAAATCTAAAGCAGCATTTGAGGTTCGCGCCAAAGAGTTAGTTGCTGAGCTAAAAGCACGGCCTGCTCTGATAGATGCCAACAGAAAAAAGTTTCGTGACGAACTGGATAATATTGCAGTAGCAATCCGAAAGCCGGTTACTGATTGGGAGGCCGAACAGGAACGTGTCGCAGCCGAAGAAGCTTACTCGGCCATGTGGCAGGAAGCCCATGAAATGGACGCCAGCATTACAGCAGAACGGGCAGCCAAGAAAGAGTCTGACCATGAGATGGCCCTGCTGATGAATGACGCTTTCGACCGTGACGCCAAAGCGAAAGCTGATGAAGTTGAGCGCCTGCGGAAAGCACATGAAGAATTCATTGCTCAACAGGCAGCAGAGAAATCGAAGCGTGAAGCTGAAGAGAAAGCCAAGCGTGACATTGAAGCAGCGGAACAACGTGAACGTGATGCAAAACTAGCTCAGGAACGAGCAGAACAGGCCGCCAAGGATGCCGCAGCCAAAGCTGAGCGTGATGCCAAGGAATTAGCTGAACGCGTCGAGCGCGAGAAGCAGGAAGCTATCGCAGCCGAGAAACTTAAAGCACAGCAGGAAGCTGAGCGAGTTCAACGTGAAGCCAAGCAGAAAGAAGATGCCCGGTTAGCTGAAGAGAAACGTGTTGCTGATGAAGCAGCCAAGCGCGCGGCTGACGTTGAACACCGTCGCACCATCAACCGCCAAGCAGTAGCCGACTTAATTGCAAACGGATTGCCAGAAGATTGCGCACAGAAATGTGTAGCCGCTATCGCTAAGAACCTCATTTCCTCAGTTCGTATCACTTACTAATCAAACTTAAATTTCAGGAGCCACTCATGTACCAATTCGTACTAACTGGCGATGCCGTCATGGGTCGCTATTGCCAACATCAGCCAAAAGTAAAAAACACCAATCCGTGGATCCGCTGGTTTCTCAGCATATTTCAACAGAAAGGTAATCCGCTATGACACCTACCGACATTACCGAAGCAAGGAAGCTTTATAGCTCATTGAACGAGCAAGATTTAGAACAAGCTGGACAAGTCGCAGAGAGGCAGGAAAAGGCACTGCGGGTTCATAACCTAATTAAAACCTTTGAACACCTCCCTGAATTCGACCGTGAAGCTTTCAATATTTTAGTTGATGAGTACGACTTCGAGGGGCTCGACACCGCACTCTACAACGTCCTATTTGAGAATGCCAAATGGCAACAGGCGCTGGGAATACAGCGGCGACTGGCTGAGCATGATGAGGCGGCATGATGGAACCGGGCCACTATCAAGATATATCAAACGAGGATTATCACTCGGGTCCGGGGGTAAGTAAGTCGCAACTGGATGATGTGGCTATTAACCCCGCAATACTTACATGGAAGAAAACAGCGCCTGTAGATACGGAAAAGCTAAAGGCGCTGGATATGGGGACAGCACTCCACTGCCTGCTACTTGAACCTGATGAGTTCGATAAGCGATTCATCAAAGCGCCAGAGTTTAACCGGCGCACAACGGATGGTAAGGCAGCAGAAAAGGACTTTCTGAAAGAGTGCGAAGAGTCAGGGAAGACCGTAATGGACTTTGAACAGCACCGGAAGCTGGAACTGATGCAAGGGAGTGCAATGGCCCACCCGGCGGCCAGATACTTTTTAGAAGCAGAAGGATACTGCGAATCTTCAATCTATTGGACGGATGAAGAAACATCAGAACTATGCCGGATCCGACCGGACAAGTTTCTCACCAGTCAGCCAATCATAGTGGATGTGAAAAAAGTGGCTGACATGGATCGCTTCTCGCGACACATCGAAGAGTTCCGGTATCACGTGCAGGACGCTATGTACCGGGACGGCTATCTCAATCACTTCAACGAATACCCGACATTTCTGTTTATCGCAGTAAGCGAAACCATTAACTGTGGTCGATACCCCACCCGCGTATTTCAGCTCGATGCTGACGATGTAGCCGCTGGGCATGACCTTTACAGAAAGAACCTGCAAACCTATCACGAATGCCGACTCACCAACGAATGGGGCGGTGTAGAAACCATTTACCGCCCGGCATGGGCAAGGAAAAAGAACAATGACTGACATCGCCAACATCGAACTCAGCAATGAGCCAGCTATCACCAATGCGAACGTGGCTATTTTTAGCCCTCAAAATCTGATGGCCATCCAAAATTTTGCAACGCTAATGGCAAGTGGCCGGTCAACAATCCCATCGCATCTTGCCGGTAACAAAGCTGATTGCATGGCTGTTGCAATGCAAGCCGTTCAATGGGGTATGAACCCGTTTGTTGTTGCCCAGAAAACCCACGTCGTCAGCGGAACGCTGGGGTATGAGGCGCAACTGGTCAACGCGGTAATTTACGCAATGGCACCTACAAAAGACCGGATTCATTATGAATGGTTTGGCCCATGGGAAAACGTGATCGGCAAGTTCGCAGAAAAAGTTTCAAAGAACGGCAATAAATACATAGCACCAGACTGGACTCTGGCAGACGAGAAAGGCTTAGGGATTCGAGTGTGGGCGACGATGAAGGGGGAGGATGAACCGCGCGTTCTTGAGCTTCTTCTGTCTCAGGCTCAGGTGAGAAACTCCACCCTGTGGGCAAGCGACCCTAAGCAACAATTGGCCTATCTAGCCGTTAAGCGCTGGTCTCGCCTCTACTGCCCCGAGGTTATTCTCGGCGTTTACTCCACTGATGAATTGGACGGAAAACCAAAGCCTGAGCGAGATGTAACCCCGCGCACCAATGCCGACCTGAACAAGATGATCAACACCAAGAAAGCGGAGCCAATCGAGGGCGAACTGGAGACGACAAAAGTAGATGAGCGCTCACCTGATGCCCTGCTTGCTGACTTCACCAACGCAGCCAGCAACGCAAAGTCAGTTGCAGATCTGGAGAAATTCTTCAAATACAGCCAGCGTGTCCTCGCTAGCCACCCCGACCAGCTGGAAAAGGCGATCGACATTTACAGCATCAGAAAAGCTGAGATGGAAGAATCCGTGGGGTAACAGATATATGGATAATCCGCATGGAAACATCACGGTAGGCGCGGTGACGCTACCTTATNCCCGAATACATCATGGATGGATTACCCCGAAGAACCGCATTGAACGGAACCCATTTAAAGCGCAATTGATTGCGGAGCGGTTCAACTCATGCTTGAAGCTATCAGTCGCTGCTAACGGACTGGTGGCTTAAATCCCTTACCCCTCCACTTAACCGGCAGNCNGTCTGCTGAGGAATAGTTGTGTCAAAAATTCGAGAAGCCATTAACAAGGCACTCCAATACCGAGTCACTCCATCCGAGTGGCTTTTAATATTGTCGGTGATACTCGCTATCTGTTGTGCGGGTATTGCTTATCTGATTATCGATTCGTTTTGAGGTGACTGATATGGCGAAGGAATATTTTGTCATCAGCGTAAATCACACTATGCGCCATAGCCGCTACATACTTTTGTGGGCGGAAAACAACGCTGGATATAGAGGGAAAATAGAGTCTGCTGGGCGTTATGAAGAGGACAAGATTTTATCTTAAATCAGATATTACAACTCAGGATGCGACACTATTGCCGTTCCGTGTGAATTGCTGGAGCGTCTTGCCGTCCCTGTGGATGAAAATTTTTTCGATACTGAAGGCGGGGGATGGGTGATTAATTCTAGAAAAAATTGGATTGAGATTTTAAAACACACAATCTGCAAACCACAGCATGAGCCAAAGCCTGAATACAAAGGCTCACGTCGCAAGCAGGAGGCATGATGGATAGGAATATCGAAGAATTGAGAATTGCTCGCCTTAAAAGTAAGTTTGAAATAGCCAAGTCATACGGATCTGACCAGTTAACCGTACCAATGCCAGATTTAGACGCACTGATAGCCCAGCTGGAAGCGGCTCAGCGTGATCGCAATCTTCACTACATCGTGAGCGAGAAGTTTCGCATCGAATTGATTGCAAGTGAAGCAGCGTTATCAGCGGCAAACGAGAAGCTAAGCAAGCCGGTTGTATTGCCAAAGAAAATATATTTAAAATCATCAAGATGTAATGTTATCAGTTGGTCAAAAACATTTGATGCGATAGAGGCAGCCGGTTTCACGGTAGAGGGGAATGCAGATGCTGAGTAAAGAACAGCTGGAAAAACGAATTGCAGAAATTCGAAAAATAGCTAGCGAAATGAAATGGTCGTCAGTTGAACATAGTCAGGTGGCACTCAATGATGCGGAGGCATTAGAAGAACTGCTATCACTGCGTGAGCAACTTGCAGAGCTGAAACAGCAGAAACCTATAGGCCAAGTCATTAGCTGTAACGGCAATAAAACCCTCGGTTGGATTAATGACGCGCCGGTAGGTACCTTGTTATTCACAGCGGCCAAGCCAGCAGATTCAGTAACACTTCCAGCGCCAGCGAATTATGATGACTATGGCCCCATGATATCACTCGAAAAAACCATGGCGGCGCTAGCCTTGCGTGGCATTGAATACACGGTTAGAAGGTGAGGAAATATGCTAATCGGCTTTGTCCTACTTGTCAGTTCCTGCGGCCTTGACGCCTGCGAAGCGCTGCCAGTTTCAGAAAACATCTACCCTACCCAGACAGAATGCCAGAACGTGTCCGCACTGATTAAAGAACGCCGCCCGGCGGTAGTGCTGATCTGTGGCGAAGTACGCCGATAGCGGGTCTATAATTCTCCTGACAAAGGAGGATATATGCCTAATGTAAAGTCGTAATAATAAAACCAGATGGCAAAACCGATATCATTACAGCGCCTAGAGGAACTGTTCTGATCGGAGTTAACCACACGAGAAAAGATGAAAAAGTTAAACATCAATTTATGCCTGTAGAAGAATACAGCATAGGATCGGAGGAATATTACATAGCTAGGTGGTCACCTTTAGTAACAGACGACCAGGTAGATAATGCGGTTTTAGAACACATCCATTCAATTAACACCCAAATTAAAACATCCAATTAATACCCCATAAATTACGGACTCACGGAAACGGATTTCACCAAATCTGGAGTATCCCCTATGAAAACTCACGGACTGAAAATCAGACCGGAATTCTTTGCGCCTGTATACCAGGGAATTAAGACTGCCGAGATAAGGCTCAATGACCGTAATTACCAGGTGGGTGACACGCTAACGCTGCGTGAATTCGACGCCGGTAACTACACCGGAAGCTTCGTTAATCGCCAAATAACACACGTTGCCGACATCGGCGATATAAAGCCGGGATACGTGCTGATTAGCATGATCCCATACCAAATTGCAGAGGTGGCCTAATGCCCGACGATATCGATAACGCTTCAGCTCTCGAACAGCACAACATCGACACCGCAATAGCCAACCGGCCAAAGCCAAAAATGACATTCACCGGGCGCTGCCACTTTTATGAGTGCCGCCGGGCAATTACTCGCGGGTTGTTCTGTGATGCTGACTGCCGGGATGACCATGAGATTGACGAACGGCGGAAAAGGAATGCGGCATGAATAAAGGCGTGATTATTTGCCTGTGCGACCTAACCGGGATTATGGCTTCCCCGTGGATAGCAGCTGGGTATGATGCAATCTTAATTGACCCACAGCACCCCAGCGGGATTAGCACTTCCAAATCAATAACCCGAGTTGGGAATGTAATTGATACCCCGATCGTATGGGATTTATTGCGCTCAATACATAACCCGGTATTTGTAGCCGCATTTCCACCGTGCACTGATTTAGCTGTAAGCGGTGCGAGATGGTTTGATTCAAAAAGAACGATTGACCCAGCATTTCAGTTTAAAGCAATGCAAGTTGTTTGGCAGTGTCATGTCATTAGCGAAATGCTTCGTGTTCCATACATGATTGAAAACCCAGTAAGCCAAATAAGCTCTTTCTGGCGAAAACCTGATTTCTTCTTTCACCCTCATCAATTTACTGGTTACGAGCCTGATGACAATTATACAAAGAAAACATGCCTATGGACTGGTGGGGGATTTGTCATGCCAAATGAATTCAAGGCGGTTGGTGTAGGGGTTCCAGATGACCGTATTCATAAAATGGCTCCGAGTGAGAATAGGGCTAATTTGCGAAGCGCTACACCTCGTGGTTTCGCCGAGGCAGTTTTCCAGGCTAATGCGCCGCATCTGAAAGCGTTAAGAGAGGCGGCATGAGTGACTACCAGCTTATCTATTGCGACCCGCCGTGGCAGTACAGCAACAAGGCCAGCAACGGGGCGGCAAATAATCACTATGGAACGATGACGTTAGCAGAGCTGAAACGCTTGCCTGTCTGGTCGATGTCAGCACCGGATGCTGTGCTAGCCATGTGGTACACGGGAAATTTCAACCAAGAGGCTCAGGAAGTCGCCGAATCCTGGGGTTTCCAGGTGCGCACGATGAAGGGGTTCACCTGGGTAAAGCTAAACCAACTGGCCGAAGAGCACATTAACAAGGCTCTGGCCGCCGGTGAGGTGCAGGATTTTTACGATTTCCTCACCCTACTGAATGACCAGTCACGGATGAATGGCGGTAACTACACGAGAGCCAACACGGAAGATGTGTTAATCGCCGTGCGCGGGCGGGGGCTGGAGCGGCTGAACGCCAGTATTAAGCAAGTAGTTTACTCGCCGCTTGGTCACCACAGCGAAAAGCCGTGGGAAGTTCGAAACCGGCTGGAAATGCTTTATGGGGATGTGAAGCGCATCGAGTTATTTTCAAGGAAGGAGTTGCACGGGTGGGATACTTGGGGCAATGAGTGCGGTAAGTCTATTCAACTGATACCGGGGAGAGCTGAAGGAATATGAGCGAACTAATAATTCACCTTGATTGGGTGCTGCTCTTTATCGGCGGCATCATCGCCTACTGGTGGCTGTTCTGCTGGAAGGAGTGAATGTTTGGAAGCAACAATCGAAAATGCCATCAGATCGGTTGCCCGGCAGTGCAGAACAGAAATCATTAATTCCACCGCCGGTATACCTAAAACTCAGCACGACCCCATCGTTACGAAAATCCTCGATCGCTACGCAAAAAAAATAACCGCCCTACCGCCTAACTCGTTTTCGGCTAAGCGGTGGTTGAGCTATTTCGTCAGGCAGATCGACAAAGAAATAAGAGGCCAACAATGAATGATATAAAAATCGATGTTCCTCCTGTTCTGATAAACAGAACGGCTATCCAGCAAATGCTCGGCGGGATATCGAGAACGACCTTTTACCATCGCCGCAAAGAATGGAAACAACAAAATACGCCATTCCCACCCGAGGTAAAGGAGTTGTCAGCCCCTAAAGGTGGCGCACTATTCCGATACCAGGACGTGATTAAATTCTGTCAGGACATGGGGCTGATTTCATCGACACACGTTTGAATCTTAGACGCCCACAAATCTGCCGCCTCTATCTGCTCGCGTATGTAATCATGGTGGTCATATACCGCGAGCATACCCGCCATTTTATGCCCAAGTATCTTTTCTGATACATGCGGTGCAATGCCGAGTTCTGCCATTTTTGTCTTTACGGTTCTGCGCAGATCATGCATTGCCCAATCAGTCACGCCCATCACCCTGCCTACCTGATCGGCCATCGATAAAAGAACCCCTGCGGACATCGGCCTGTCGGTCTGAATCGTTGCCGGCGGGAATACCTGGCCCAGCTTAGGATAAATATCAAACGCTTCTCTTAGCATGGTCACTGCGGCGTCAGAAAGCCCCCTCACGAACCGGCGCCGGGTTTTAGATAACTCCTCCCGTATTGCCCACGTCTTTCTATCCAAATCAAAATCCTGCTTTTTAGCCATGCGCAGCTCTATACCGCGACAGCCAGTAAGCAAAACTAATTTTATAAATAGCTTATTCTGGTATGCGAGCTTGGATGAATCGACAGCAAGCCAGAATAGTCCTATCTCCTTATCGTTAAGGAATCGGTCAATAGTTCGGATTGGATCGCCAACATCGGCGACTGACAATGGAGTCAGGACGTTCCGGATGATTCGGTTACGCCGTAACGAATAGTTAAAAATCTGTTTCATCTTGACCAGCATCATGCCAGCCATCACCGGTGCGCCATTTTCCCTCATTCGCTTAAAGACTGATTCCCAGTGTGCTATCTGCATCTCATCGACCGTCATTCTTCCAACATATGGCGTGACATGCAGGTCAAACATCCTTATCCAGTAATCATACTTAACCAGCTTTTTAGCCTGGGGACTTTCTAACCACTCGCTTATGCAGTCACTAACACTCGGGGCCTGAATTTTTTCGCTCATTGCCATCTTGCGCTGAACCGACGGCTCTCTCCCCTCACTGAGGTGCTGGCGGCACACTTCAACAGCATCCCTCGCTTCTTTTAGCGACATAGTTCCATAGGTGCCGATCTTCATGCGCTGTAATTTCCCAGCAAAGCGATAGCGGTACTGAAACGAAACTAGCCCCTTAGGGCTAACCCGGACAGATAATCCATTCGCGTCAGGAAGTTCAGTCGGGCCATCGTAGGGTTTTCCGACTATTTTTCTTAGCTTCGTGTCATTCAGCGCCAC